TCATCAGTTGCAGCCTTGAGACCGGCGTGAATGGTTTCACGCTCCTTGACGCCTTGTGCACTTTGCTCTTTCGACAACTTATAGATTCCGATAAGACCAAGATTCGGATTCCAGCCATCGATAAGCGCCCCAGCGAGTTGCTTTCGGTCATTCGCGTCAGCGAATGGATTTCCAACACGCGACACATTGTCCGCGCTGAAAGCATGCACGCGGGCCAGTTGCATCATCGGTAAGTTCGTAGAAGAACTGTCCATGATTTCGCTCCTGTCTACCCTAACGGGCACTAACTTGGGCGACAAGGCGGCAAAGCGGGCCACGAATATCAACACGCGGGACACTTGCGGCGGTTAAGGTTTTGATTATCTTGGAGTGATAATGTCCTGGTAGTCACTCTCTAGCTTGACTAGCACTCCTTCTACAGCGTGTAGTCTCTTGTGGGTTTTCATGTGCAGTTGTGCTATCTGAATGCGGGCACCAATGTTTATTTTTCCGCCCGATTCCTGTTTCTGTAAGGCTATGAAGGCGTTCGTTGTCATGTGGTCGAGGTCTTTGAAGTAGTCAACCATATAATACTCCTGTTCTCGCCGCAAGTGTCCCGCGTGTTGATCGTGGTGTGCAGACTCTACCTTTCCCGCGAGACTTCACATATAGAAGTCTTTATATCTTTATTAACTCGCGTTCAGTCTTATCGTCAACGTCACCCCATCCACATTACCTAAGACTAGCCCACTGTTTGAGCATGGTAATGTCCTGTCTCTAACGTCAACTATCACACCGTCATATTGTATTGACAGTCCGTCCGCCGTATCGGCTAGACGGTAGTCCGTGTGAATGTTCTATGAACACCACACCACATGCTATTGGATTACTACTTCCATTCCTGCTACCTACTACTACGGAAATAGATTTTCAAAAGTCAAATGACATAAACTGCTGCTACTAAAGGACTTATGACATGCCTGTATGTATACGCGCCATAAGTCCTTTGACAGTAACAACTTATAGCGGCGATATTTTTTTCAAGTATTTTGGATACTAAAATCATTCCGTGTATTGCCATAACCCGTTTCATACCAACGACTTACGACGTTGCTACACATCTAGCAACGTCGTAAGTCCTTTGACCATATAGACTTATATTTCGTGGACATGCTCCATTAATGATGTTATACTAAGGCCGGAATTGAGAACCGGATAGGGGCAGGGACACGATGTTAAATCTAGATATGAAAGGGTTGAAGATGTGTTACAGTCGTCTACTTTTAAGGAGTGTAGAAATGAGTAAATGGTTAAGGTTAGGTTTGAGAATAGATAGAATTGAAAGATTGTATAATGTTGGAATTATCACACGTGTTGAACTGTGGTGGTATCGACTCAAGTGGATATGTCTAACAATACTTTGGAGAGGGAAAGGAGTGTAGATATGTTAGGATTAAGTGTTGAGCGTATGGAGTCATGTAATGACTATCGTGTTGGTGATCATGTAATGGTAACCAACGGTATAAGTGAGGATGTCCCCATATATGTAATTACAAAAGTGAGGACATTTAATGGTCACAATTCGTATTATCTAACATATGTATGTGCTAACGGGCAACGTTACTATCGATGGGTCGGTGGTAATGACATATATGCTAAGGTAACACTAATAGATAGTGAAAGGATATAGATATGAAAGTAATAACAGATGAATATGCGTGGTTAGATGACCCGATGAATCATGAATATGCAGATAAGTATGCAAGATACATCACTGAACATCTAAAACTGAAAGGAGGTATAAGTGAAGAACATCAGATGAATATACTTGTGAAGTATGCCAACAAAGTAACTAGGTTTGGACTTATCTCGATGCGTGCTCTGCCAATGAAAAAGGAGTATCAACATGCGTAAGTATGAACAAGCAAAAGGCGTTAGTCGAATACTCATGTCAGATATGGACACGGTAGCAAATCTCAGTCGCACATGGCGTGGACGAAAGGTGTTGCGTGCAATTAAACATAATTGGAAACGTAACAGAACTTCAAGTCTACCCGCGTCCATGCCACGGGTATCGTATCAAACTAGATATGTAGACTTCATCGATGCCGACGGAAAACGGATACGCGGTCGGTTCTACATATCAAGAGATAAACGATACATCCGAGCAAAACGTAGTTAAATGTAGGATACTCCATCTGATGCTAGGTGGAGTATCTTATGGTTATATACGTGGAGAGGTCTACACGGGTGGGTTATCTACATGAATGAAGATGAATATATGTGTAAGTATCGCTTTACCCTCGCTACTGTGTGAACTCTTAAAAAAAATTTATAGGGTGGGTTATTTAGACACTTGATTTCAAAATCTCGCCAAAAGAAATAATGATTTACTACTTAAAAAATCATTAAAAATCCCGTAAAGGGTTGTATAGGAATTGTGTTTTTGATTAAAAAATCTGTCCAAATTCTGGAATCACCATGAAAAATGACGCTAAAATTAAGAAGTGTGCAGAAGATTCTCCAAATCGCTGCCAACACACAAGACCCTTGTATGGGCAATGTCCAAATGAATCTGTCTGCCTCCCCAATGGACAGTATGGCACTAGGTGTCTTGCCCATGGTGGCAACAGACAAATTGCGTCTGCTGAGCAAAAAGCCACACGGATTTATAACATCAGTATTGTTAAATACCAAAAACGACTTGAAGAACATTCAGCTAATAAGAATCTTAAATCCCTCCGCGAAGATATCGGTATCTTGCGTCTTTTACTTGAAACACGTTTGAATAGAATTAAAGATGATACCGATTTACTGATTCAATCCTCAGCAATTTCTGATCTTGTTTTGAAAATTGAAAGACTTGTTCTTTCTTGCAATAAGCTTGAAGGTAGTATGAAAAAGCTTGTCGACAAGGCTGCTATTATTCAATTTGCTAGTGAGATTATTGAAGTGATTGGCAACATCCTTGAAGGTAAAGAGGATTTGATAGAGAAAATTGCCGATGGTATTATCGGTGCACTCGGAAGAATGGGAGATGATGAGGATATTTAATAATGGAACACAAATTATTAACGGCACTTCGCGAGCGTGTCACTGCTGGTCTCAAACGTAAAACTATAACAACTTGCAGCAAGTGGTCAAAAGCGTATCGTATTATGGGTAAACCGTTTCCTGGTCCGTGGACAAACAAGTGGCACCCATGGACTGATGAAATGATGGACTGTAAATCTGAACTAATGGTTGGTGAAAAGGCCGCTCAGATGGCCTATACTGAAGTTTGTTTGAATAAAACGTTCTTTAATATCGACGTAAAAGCGGAAAGTGTCTTATATGTGTTACCGGCATCTAAGCCGGATGCTCATGACTTTTCTACAGGGCGTTTTGATCCTGCACTTGAAGCTAGTCCTCATTTACAGCAGATGTTTACTGATGTTCAGAATATTGGACATAAACGTGCAGGTAACGCAAACCTTTATATTCGCGGGTCGCGCTCACGAAGTCAATTAAAGTCGATTCCCGTGCCTAATATGGTATTTGATGAAGTTGATGAAATGGCACAGGATAATATTCCACTTGCCTTTGAGCGTGCTGCAGGTCAAGTTAGTAAACAGATACTAATGATTTCGACGCCTACTGTAGATAATTACGGTATCGATAAATATTATCAAAACACAACACAAGAGCACTTTTTCTTTAGATGTATGAAATGTGGAAAATTAACAGAGCTTATATTCCCTGAATGTCTTGTTATTACAGCTGAGGATATTACTGATAAAAATATTGCTAATTCTTATATTAAGTGTAAAGAGTGTGATGGTAAAATCCCACATACTGATAAGTGGAAATGGTTTGAAAGTGGTCTTTGGGTTCCGAAATATACTGATAGAGAATCAAGAGGATTTCATATCAACCAATTATATTCATCTGCTGTTGCGGGTCGCCCATCTGAACTTGCTAGGGGGTATTTAAAATCACTGACGAATCCAGCAGATGAACAAGAATTTTTTAATTCAAAACTTGGAGAAGTTCATATTGTAGATGGCGCAGCTGTCACTGATATTGAAATCGAAGAATGTATCGGTAATCATATCATGATAAATAGTAAGAAAGCTGTTAAGATGGTTACAATAGGAATTGATGTTGGTAAGTGGCTTCATTATGAGATTGATGAGTGGACTATTACACCAATACCCGGTATTCCTGACCTTGCACTTAGTTCTACATGTAAGGTTCTAAAAGCCGGAAAAGTAATTACATTTAATGAAATCATTCAGCTTCTTAGAGTTTTTGAAATAACAGCAGGTGTTATTGATGCTAATCCTGAGTATCGAAAAGCTTTGGAGCTTTGTCGGGCGTGTCAAGGAATGATGCGCATGTGTTATTACAGTTCAAGTAATACTAGTAAAAATATTGTTGTTCATGATGATAAAGAATTTACTATTACTGTAGATAGAACAGCATGGATGGATGTTGGACTTGGTAGATTTCATAATCGAACAATTACGCTGCCTATTAATATTCCATTTGAGTATAAAAAGCACGTAAAAGCACCTATTCGAATTTATGAAAAAGATAAGAACGGAAATCCTATTGGTCGTTATGTGACAAAGGATAATGTGCAAGATCATCATGCACACGCTCGAACCTATGCTGAAATTGCCTTAGAAGTAGGTGCTAGCTTTGGTATGCATGAAGATTTATCAGGTATCATATAATTCAGAGAGGACTGTTTAGATGAAAGTTAATGAAATTGTTCATCCGGATTATGATGCCATGTCTTCAAAGTGGACAAAGTATCGCTATACATTTGCTGGTGGATCTGATTTTATCAACAAATATTTGAAAAGTTTAAGCACCCGAGAAGAAACTGCTGACTTTTCAACTCGTAAAGAAATTTCTTACTGTCCGGCCCATGCCAAATCATCGATTATGGAAATCAAAAATGCTATCTTTCAGCGGATGGTAGACATCACGCGTGAAGGTGGCTCAAAAACATATCAAGAGGCTATTCGAGGTAATATGCGCGGTGTTGACCGCGCCGGTAACAATATGAATGGTTATATTGGACGGCTTATTTTGCCCGAACTACTTGCACTCGGTAAAATAGGTGTGTATATTGATCGTGCAGAAGGTATCGAGGATCTTACATTGGCTGATACTGTCGAGAAACATCCTTACCTTTATCGGTATCAGGCTGAAGCTATACGTGCATGGAGTTTTGATATTGAAAATAAGTTAGATTCATTGCTTTTACAGGACACTCGGGATGAAAAGGATGAAGATACCGGTCTTGTTGTTGGCACAGAGACTGTTTATCGTCTTTTGAAAAAGCAAGATGGTGTTGTAACTATTAAATTCTATGATGCTATAGGACAACCATTAATAGGTGAAGAATATACGCTTGGTATTTCTGAAATACCATTTGTTATTTTTGAGATTTCCCAATCATTGCTAACAGATGTATCTGATTACCAAATTGCTCTTTTAAATCTTGCATCATCGGATATGAGTTATGCTTTGAAATCAAATTACCCGTTTTATACAGAACAATCTAGTCCATTAGCTAATCCATTCATTAAATCAGCTATGACCGGCGGCGTGAGCGGGTCTGAACCTGGTGAAGCGAGTGAAGCGGATACAGCTAAGCCTAAAGAGATAATTGTTGGGTCTACTGATGGGCGAAGTTATCCTAAAGGCACTGAACGCCCTGGGTTCATCCACCCGTCGCCGGAACCACTTCGTGTGAGTATGGAAAAACAGAAAGAATTGATTCAGGAAATCAGACAGCTTGTTAATCTTGCTGTTACTAACATTGTGCCGACCAGAGCATCTGCTGAGAGCAAGAAAATAGACATGGGCGGCCTTGAGGCGGGGCTTTCTTACATTGGTCTTGAACTTGAATATGGCGAACGTCAGATTCAGGAAATCTGGTCAATGTATGAAGGAACTAGTGATATTGCAACAATCAATTACCCTGAACGTTATGATTTACGTTCAGATGAGGATCGACGAGTAGAAGCTGAAAAAGATTCAGAAATCATGGAAACTATTGCTTCTCCGACGTTTCAAAAGGTGATGGCTAAAAAGATTGTGAGAACAATGATTGGCCATCAAATATCAAATGAAGAAATGGATAAAATTAATACTGAAATTGATTCTGCTCCATTTGTCGTTGTGCGCCGTAAAGATTATCTAGAGATTGACCTTGAAAATGGCCTTGTGAGTGCTGCTACTGCTAGTAGGGCTTGTGGTTATCCTGATGGGGAAGTAGAGATTGCTCAAAAAGAAAAGGCTAAAAGACTTGCAGTTATTAAAGAGTCTCAAGAATCTAGTGACCCTGCTTCCCGGGGTAATCCGGATGAGTCAGTAGATACACAAAGTGCTACTAATGAGAAAATTGTAAGTCAGGATGAAGATAATAATGAGTAACAGTATTTATAGTCAAAAAAGCTGCATAAACACAGTTAGCGGCGGGGCAGGAGGTGGTTAATGACCATTAGAAACTATTATTGGAATGGGTCAGCCGACAACGGGAACTGGATGGATGATACCAATTTCGAGCAAGAGGATGGTTCCCCTGTCGATGGTGACCCCACCTATGGCACAAATGATATGGGTCCGGGATGGGCATCTGGAGACCCAGCCGATCCGGGCAACACGGACAACGTCTTTTTCCTTGGAGCGAGGCTGTTAGGAACTAAGCTGGCAAACGGCCCCGCTGACAAGGAACGTAGGTGCCATGATTGCACGATGGACAAAGCATATGCCGACGCCGCAGGAACAAATCTTATTAATCCAAATAGTGGGTATGCTGTAGAGTATGCTGGCACGGTCATCGTTTATGGTGCGACGGACATCAAGGACGGCTTTATGAACGGGTGGGGAGATATTTACCTTCATGGCACAAGCAGTCTAAGTGTTGATGAGTCGTCAACAGTCGGTGATGTATACTTGTATGACGGAATACACAGTATTCCATATTCGTGTTCTGGTGCTTATGGCACAGTTTATTTGATGGATGATGATGCGAAAGCCAATCCGCAAGGAGCGGCAGGTCTTCCTGACTACTGTATTGACTCGACGATTGTAATTCCGAGTGCTGGAAACGTAGCGATTGGACAAGGGAATTATGGATTTGAGGCATCAATAGTTCCGACTCTTGATATTACAGCTGACAACCCACGCCGCAGTGGCGGTATTCCAATTTAAGGAGAAGCAAATGGATATACCTTTTAGACCTATTGCAGAATGGGAAGAAGGTCGACACGATCTTGTAGATACTGCAGAAAGTCTTTTGACGTTTAATAATTCTCATCAAAGAATTGATTTATGGCTTGATACTGGTGGCACAACAATTCATGTAAGTATTAATCCATCGCTGTCATGTGATGATACAAAACCGAAACTTAGTGCTGACATGGGTGTGCATCCTATTGTTAGTGGTGAAGGGATTGTTGCAATCAGGTTCTACTCGCCGAGTAACCTGACAGCTGAAGCAGTTAATTATAGGGCAAAATAGTGGCTGACAACATTAAATTACCAACTAAAGGTGATGAAGGTGCTGTTTCTCCAATTATAGCGACAACTGATGAAAGTAGTGTTCATTTTCAGCGAATTATTCTTGCTGGTAGTAATGGTTCTTCTTTGATTAATGTAGATGTTCTTAATCGAAAGTTAAGAACCTTATCTTTACCTTATACTTATGGTATATCTAAAGATATTATTTCTGGTCATGAACCTATAACTATAATGGGTTATAATGTTGATGTTGATTCAATTGAAGAAGATATTTGGGCTATTGGTGGTAGATACATTCCGCCAACAGCGGCTATGCAATTAGAGGTAACATCAGATAGTGCTGAAGATGATAGTGGCACTGTTACTTTTTCAGGGACGGCAGACACGGTAATTACCTCTGATATTTCAAATAATGAAGGGATTATTACACTTACTGATGCATCTAAAGATTTTACTGCCGGTGGCGCACCAGTTGTTGCAGGTGATAAAATTCTTTTAATGGATGATATAGTTCTAGCAACTGTTACAAATGTAACGGCTACTGTTCTTACTGCTAGCACAACTCATATTGATGATGTTGTTACACTATCGGCTATAGATTATAACATCATTGATATTTCTGTAATGGGAACTGGCACAGGTGTTATTTGTTTACATTATCTTGATGAAAATTATGTAGAACATTCTGAGTATGTTATTCTTGATGGGACTAATGTTGTTACAACAACTGCAATTAATATTCTACGTGTTAATCATGTGCACAGTATTATAGTTGGAACTACAGGATTCTGTGTTGGTAATATTGATGTAAGACACTTAACTAATACACCAATATACCGAAGAATGATAACTGGAACTAATTCAGATCAAGATTCATTTTATACTGTTCCAGCAGGAAAGATATTGTATATTACAAATGTGCAAGTTTCTTCTGGTTATACAACGAATTTTAGATTAACATTAACTAAATTATTAGCTACTGTTTCTGTGGGGCATCATTATAGGGCGCCAGGAATTTTTATGAGGCACAAATCAACAATGACACAGGATACAAATACAAATCTTCATTTTGAAATGCCACTTAAAATGCCAGCTAAAACAGATATTAAGATGGCATCAAGATGCCCTGAGTCAAATGCAATTGTTAGTGTTAGTTATATAGGTTGGTTGGAGTTAGTATAATGTCATTACTACTAATATTTCAATCAAAGCAACGGAAACGGAAAAAGAAACAAGAAGTTTTAAAAGAGAATCGTGGCTACAAAGCTGGTAGTAGTAGTAAGAAATTAACAACTTAAAGGATAAGCTAATGGCTATTGATTTAATAACTGACTCTTATGTAACTACTATTGCTCAAGGCGATACGTGGTTTGAGAGCAGGGTTGGCGCAGATGCGTGGGATGATGCTTCTGATGCCGATCAAACAAAAGCATTAGCTCATGCTACGAAAATCATCGATTCACTTAACTTCTTGGGAGAGATGACTTCATCAACACAAATACATCAATTCCCAAGATACGAGGATACTAGTTATCCTGATGATATAATTAGTGCTTGTTGCGAAATAGCACTTGCACTACTTGATGATGTTGACATGGAAGCCGAAGTTGAAAACATGAGGATGATTTCACAAGGCTACGGAAGTGCCAGGTCTACCTACGACCCGACACTTGGGCCTGAGCATATTCGTGCAGGTGTGCCGAGTGCTACTGCTTGGCGCTATCTCCGACCCTATCTGCGCGACCCCCAGGCTATTAAACTAAGTAGGGGTTCGTAAGGAGAGTATGATGAGACAAATTAAATTGTTTGGAAAGTTGTGGACGCCTTCATATGAAGATAATTCTAATGCCGATGATGACGGTGGCAACAAAAATGATGGTGGTGGTAAAAGTGACAAAAATGGAACTGGTGAAATAACATTTACTTCAGAACAACAAGAACATATTAATAAATTGTTAGCGGCTGAAAAACGTGAAGGTCAAGAAAAACTCAAAATTAAGATTTCTGAAATTGAAACACTAACAAAGAAAACAAATCTCACAGTTAAAGAACGAAAACAACTTGAGGAACGATTAAAATCAGTTAAGACTGAACTTATGACAAAAGAGGAATTAGATGATCAAGCACGAACCAAGATGGTTACAGAACATCGAGAAGAAGTTGAAACACTTACAACTGATAGAGATAGCTGGCGAACGAGATATTCCGAAGCAACTATTAGTCGTTCACTTACAGACGCCGCTGTAACTAATGATGCAATCTCGCCCGAGCAGATTGTATCTATTGTGCGTCAAAATACTCGACTTGTCGAGGTCATAGATAAAGATGGAAAAACTACTGACACTTACAAGCCAGTTGTATCCATCAAAGTAACAAAAGATGGCGAGGAGAAAACCCTCGAACTCTCTCCGACAGAAGCAGTAAAGCAGATGAAAGAGGATGAGAGATTTTATAATCTGTTTAAAGGTGACGGAACCGGCGGTGTGAATAAAAATAATCGTGGTGCCCCATCTAACACAGATATTAAAGAACTTGCAAAGAATCCTGAGGCATATCGAAAGGCCCGGAATGAAGGAAAAATTACAGGACTCGTAAAACCGACACATTAATTTAGGAGAGCATAATGAAGTATAAGGTCTACCCAAGACTCTGGACGCCTGCAGGTGCAAATGACCTCGATGCATTTATTCCTGAGGTTTGGGCACAGGAGTCACTGATGATGCTCGAAAACGAGCTAGTTGCGGCGAACTTGGTTCACCGTGATTTTGAGGATGAGATTGCTGCTTATGGTGATGTTGTTAATACGCGACAGCCTGCAGCATTTGAAGCAAAGCGTAAGACAAATGCAGACGACGTTACTGTGCAGGATGCTGATGCAACAAACGTTGCTGTGAAGCTTGATCAGCATCTGCATACGTCCTTTGTAATCAAGGATGGTGAGGAATCAAAAGGCTTCCAGAGTCTTCGAGACTTTTATCTGGTGCCGGCATTGCATTCTATCGCTCAAGCGATTGACGAAATCGTGCTTTGCCAGATGCACTCATTCTTTACTAATGCTGTTGGTAAGCTTGGAACCGACCCAACAGTCTCGACTATTACTGATCTTCGTGCGCTTATGACAACTAATAAGGTTCCGCAGCAAGGTCGTAATCTTATTATCACGCCGAATGTGGAAAGCAAATTGTCTCAGATTGCTGCATTCCATGAAGCAGATAAGATTGGTGATGATGGTTCTGCAATGCGTGAAGGTTCGCTTGGAAGGAAGTTTGGCTTCCAAATCAATATGGATCAGAATTGTCCGACTGTCAGTTCCGGTAATTCGACGCATACTGCGGCTATTAACTTATCTGCTGGTTATGCGAAGGGTAGCACGGCAGTTGTCTTTGATGCGCCTACCGGGACGCCTGTTGTTGGTGAATTCTGCACAATTGCAGGCGACATGACACCGCAGCTTGTTACAGCAACTAATGGTTCGTCAACTATGACAGTCACACCAGGGCTTAAGTCTGCTGTTTTAAATAATGCTGTAATTACCTTCTACACGAAGGGCGCAATTAACTATTCGCCGGGACCATATGCGGCGGGTTACGCCAAGGAACTTGTCCTTGATGGCTTCTCGGTTGCTCCGCAGGTTGGACAGCCGATTGCTATAGCAGCTGCTACAGGCATCTATGGTGCATTATCAACTCCGACTACAACCAGCATATTGCTTAATCGTGCATTGGATGTAGAGGAAGCAAATAATGATGTTGTAGGAATTGGGCCTGTTGGTGAGTATTGCTTTGGGTTCCATAGAAATGCAATTTCACTTGTGAGTCGCCCGTTGGCAACTCCAGCTGCGGGAACAGGTGCATTGTCTTACGTGGCCAGCTATGAAGGTCTTGGTATTCGTGTGACAATCACTTATGAAGGTCGCGGTCAGGGTCACCTTGTGACTGTTGACTTGCTACTTGGAACCAAGGTGCTTAATACTGATCTTGGCGCCTTGATGTATGGCTAACCGACATGTGTGGGGTGGATTTTGTAATCCACCCCATACGGTCTTAACTTGTCGGGGATTATTATGACATGGAATGGGACAGCGACCAAATGGTTTCAGTTTGGTGTTCAATTATTAGTAATTGCTGTTGCTGCTGTTATGGCCTTTGGTAGTCTTACTGGTGAAGTAAAGAGACTTGACGTTTGTGTAAAAAATATTGAAAAAGTAAACTTACGTCAATACAGTGAGATTAGATCTGAATTAATTCTATTGCGCAGTAAAGTTGATAAGACGCATGATGAAGTAATTAAGCTTAAAACGATTATTGAATTCCAAAATAAAGGGCGAGTAAATGTCGAACGTGTTGCGGCAATTAAAGCAAATTCTCTACCGACTGAAAAGACAGTTTGGACAGACGATAGTTTATACGCGCAACACTAAGAATATTACCAATTATAAAACTGGAATAATTACAAGAGCCGGAACTAATGTAACAGTTAAACGGGCAATAGTGCTACCAGCAAGAATGATTCGAAGTTTTGAATATGATTTAACATACATTGCTGCTAATAAAAATTTTACATATGGGGGATTTTATGACGATTCGAGTAGATTAATTATTCTTGATTATAAAGATCTTAAAAATAGTAAACTTACTCCACGCATAAATGATATTATTGTTTATAATAGTCGTGAGTGGCTTGTTAAACAGATAGTATCTCTCGATATTAATTATGGGTATGCACTTACTGTAACAGATAATTCACGCTTACCAGGTGCTTCTTAGGAGTTTGGATATGGCGAATGACATGCAACACTGGCCAAGATGGGTTAGGGCCTCCTTGTCAGAGCACTTCAATAATGTAACTGGTAGCTTTGTTTTATTTGTTGAAGGAATGTATCGAGAAGAACAAACTGAGTCAGATGTTGTAGAAGTTCGAATCGATGGTCCTTATCTTACAGAAGTAAGTAAGGGTTACTGGAAAATTTTTTGTGAAGTTAGCTTATTACTACAAACTGCTATGTCTACTGACCTTTATCGTGAAGATCGTCTAGTTGGGATAATCACAAAGGCATGTAGTGCTGGTATTCAGGTATTTCGCTACGGGACTGGTATTGACGATGATAATTCTTTCTTTGGATGTTTTCATGTTGTTGCTGATGCTCGGGGCAAAGAACGCATTCAAGTAAATAGATTTGGTCAAATCAAACCCAATGTGAGATTATTACAATCAACAGTCGAAGTGCATTTAGTAATGGAAATTACCGTTTAGGAGATAAACATGCATAGAAAAGCCTACGGTAATATCTGGATGCCGGCCGGTCGAAAGATCGACCTTAAAGATGTTACCTTCAAGATTAAGGATGGTGCAGCCAATGAGCTTACGGTAAAGATAGGTGAAGGAAACTTTACTTATACCCAAGCTCGTGCTCGTGAATATATTCTTGATAGAGGAACACTTGACGATGTTCGCGATGGTGATGAAACTCCTGTTGATGTCAGGTTTGACTTTGTTTGGGAGTATATTATTGCAGAAAGTTCTGGTGCAACACCATCTGTCGAGGAAGCCCTCGAAAACACAGGTGCAGCGGCTGATTGGACGTCTACGGATGCAGATACATGTCGGCCATATGCGGTCGATTTAGAAATTCTTAATGCACCGGGACCAAGTGGCTGTGGTGATAAAGAGACGTTGACATTTAGCGACTTCCGACATGAGAGTCTGGATCATGATCTTAGAGCCGGCACAGTAGCTTGTTCAGGCAAGTGTAATATTGTTAAGCCTACAACTGTAAGGGAGATACAGTAAATTTACCTGTAGTGGGGTCACATTGTGTGGCCCCACTACACATTTATTAAATGGAGGTAGTAATTATGAAATTGAACGGAAAAACATTAGATGCTCCAAATGATGTTATAATCCCTATTCCAAGGGACTCCGGAGATATCATTTTGAAGGCTTCACCAGTTCTTAATGACGATGAGTTTTTGAAAATGTGTCCTGAACCGTTACCTATGGAAAAACTCCTTAAAGGTGGTATGCGAGAACTCATGACTGACGACCCTGAGTATCTTAAAAAGCGCGTTGAGTGGGCTGAACTTCGGACAGCTTGGATTTCTATTCAGTCACTTATGGCTACAGATGGTCTTGAATGGGAAGTTGTTAAGTTGGGTGATCCTACCACTTGGAGTAGTTGGAGAGATGAGCTTAAGTCTGGTGGCATAACAGACTTTGAAATGGGTCGAATTGTTAATGGTATTTTTACTGCTAATGGTTTTAATCAGGAAAAGATTGATGAGGCAATGGCCAATTTTTTAGCTGGTCGGGACAAGGAGCCCGAAAGCGAATCCTCCCTGAATACCGAACCATAAATTATGCCATCTGGGAGTCTTGTGAAAGATTCGGAATCCTTCCACCTGGAGTAAATGTTCGAGAATGGGATAATTTAGATGTTTGGTCACAGTCAAAACTTATAGCTTATATGCAAATAAAAAGTTATGAGGCACAAGATCGAGATAATCAGTTAGCGCAATTGTCGGCGGGGGCGGGCATATAGCTCGCCCCCACAGGAGGAAATAATGGCAGGTGGTTTAGTAATGCGGTTGCCAGTTGTAAATCCGAATGCATATAAACACATTGCTCGTAAAGCTAATTTACTTTGGGCGGATGCTATCGGTGCTTTTGTCGAAAGTCTTGCTAATGATAATAGAGTTCAAGTTGATACAGGAATGTCAAAAGCACAAATATTACCATTAGCTCGTGCTGTAAGGATGGTAGGAGCTGTAAGAGCAACAATTCATCCGAGAAGGGCTAGTCGTAAAGGTTATTCTGAATTAGGTGGCGGATGGGATGCTTCATCTGAAAGAAGCATGGAGCATGGAGAAGAACTCGGTCAAGATGCTTTTGTAATAACTTATGGGACTCCTGAAAATCCTATAATGTCATTTCAATTTCGCTTAACAGTATTTCAGTATTGGTTGCATGATAATGGATTAGGAAATCAAGCTGCTTGGGGTAGTGTTGAACGCGCTATAGCAGCGATGGAATCTTTCTTTGAGAGTCATAAAAAGGGTGCTAAATACCAATTAGCATCTACTGAACTTTTTTCTGTCTTTAAGATAGGATAAATTAATGTCCCCACCTTTCATGGACTTTGATAAAGCGTCCGAGGCTAGTTTTTCTTCTGCAATTATGCAAACGCGGTCACTTGCAGATGCTCTTAAGCTCGTAAAACTAGCTGGAATGACTGTTGATAAAGCCGTAAGTCAAATGGTTAATGGTATAGAGAGGTATACTGTTAATGTAAAGGCTTCGACAGCGGCAGGCAAAGAGGCCACTATTGTTATCAGAGGTTCTGCTGATGCCGCTGGACAATATCAGCGGGCTATTGATGAAGTTAATAGTTCTCTTGAAGCCCAAGCGGCATTAGAAGCTAAGAATGCTGCTGACTTACGACGAAAGATTCAACTTACTGCCCAGTATAGTGATGCCATGCGTAGGGCGGCTGTGTCTGCACTTCGACAATCACGCGAAGGTGGTTTTCGTGGTGTTTCGCATACTAAGACAACTGATGCTGAAACAGGGCAGCAAACGCGCATTATTAATCTTGAGCGGCCATTAGCAGATGGCCGTAAAATGATTCGCACAATCCAAACATTAAATGGCGAATTGATTAGCACTAGAGATCGTGTTACAGCTATTAGTAGAGCAACGGCTAGAGTGCCAAAGCACATGCATGATATTGGTGATAAGACAGAGGAAGCTAATAAAAAAGTCCAAGAAATGAATATATCTTGGAAAAGTATGATTCGTCTTGTTGCTGTTCAGCTTGCTCACCGTGCTATTTCTGCAATGACACGTGGTTTTGCAGATGGCGTGCGTCAAATTATTGAACTTGAAAAACGAATTGCTGAAATCCAAACAATTTCACAAGATAAGCAACTTGCTTTTAGTGGGTGGCTTGAAGGTCTACGAGAAGTTTCAGATTTATGGGGTATTGGAATAGCAGACCAAGCCGAAGCTACTTATCAAGCTATCTCTAATCAGATAGCAAAAGGTAGTGAAGCTCTTGAATTTCTTGCTCAGGCTAATCAATTTGCAGTTACAGCTGTTACAAAAGCTACAAGTGCTGTGCAACTTGGAACAGCTGCTTTGAATGCTTATCATATGGAAGCTAGTCAAGCAGATCAAGTGTTTGCTCAATTTTTCAAGACTATTGAACTTGGTCGTGTTCGTGCATCAGAAATGGCAAACTCTTTTGGTGATGTTGCAGTTTTAGCTAGTCAAGCTGGTGTTCGACTATCTGAACTACAGGCCATTACTGCTACATTGACAATTCAAGGTATTGCATGGAGTAAGGCTAATACACAAGTTCGTGGTATTCTTATCAAATTGTTGAAACCAACTAGTCAAATGAAAAAGTTACTAGCTTCTATAGGTGCTGAAAGTGGTGAAGCTGCTGTTAAAATGTATGGCTTTGGTGGTCTACTTAATATTTTGCAGGAGCGAACTAAAGGTAGTTCAACTGAACTTGCAAAGTTTATTAATAGGATTCGTGGAATCAGTGGTGCTCTTGCATTGACAGGATTAGGTTTTATAAAATATCAAGAAAATCTTGTCAAGATTGAAGATGCAAGTGCCTCTTATGAAGCCGCTACAGAACTTGTTATAAAAACTACTGGTAAGCGTCTTGAGATTGAATTTAATAAAATTAAAAACTATTTTATTAAGGATGTAGGTAAAGAGTTACTTGAATGGGTTGATTTGCTTACATTTGGTTTTACGGCGATATCAGGTGCTGTTAAATATTTTGCTCAAGTTTTAACAAATGTGCTTGTCGGTTCTCTTGTGCTAGTAATGGCTAAATTTAAAATTCTTTGGGCGACGGCTACCAAGTTTATTGTAGCTAATCCATATCTTACTGGCCTTTTAGCTATTGCGGCCGCCGCAGCTGTTATTCAACGATTAATAAATGCTTATACAGAAGCAGAAATAGAACGAATTGATAAGCGGGAAGAGGCTCACAAAAATCACTATAAACAATTAATCAAAGAAGCTGAAAGACACTATGAAATTACTATCAATCTACTTAAAAGATATGAGCAAGTTCATTTAACAACATTAGCTACAGTTCAAGGACATTATTCTCAATTGCAAGAAGTGGTCGCAGGAGTATATGAGACACAGCAAAAAGCTGTTAAGAAATATGCTTCTGTAACTTCGTCAGCACTTAGTAAGATGATTACTAAGGCAACGAATAATATTAATAGACTTCAATCAAGTATCAATAAACAAACTGCTACTATCAAAGGACTTCAAGTAAGCCTTGGTGGTAAACTCTTTGATATAGATCTTGATACAACTAATCCTGAGAAAAAGATGTTGATGCTTAAAAATCGGATTGATTCGCTAATCAAGAAAGGTAGTGAAGCAGCAGTTGCGGGTGATGCTTCAGTAGTCACACAAATATGGACAGAAATTACTAATCGACAAACTGATCTTTATAATATATCATTAGCACAGGGTAAGAAAACAGAAAAACAGACTAAAATGATTGCTAAACTTCAACGTCAGCAATTAGATGTCGAAATGAAATATAATATTGAGAGGGCAGCTGCAGAACGTCAATTAGCGCGATTTGCTAAAGATAGAAATTCTACTGAAGCCGAAATTCAAAATGCAAAGGATGCCATTAAGCGAATTGATAATGCTCGTTTTAAACAGATTCGTGAAATCTCTTTTAAATTAGAAGGAATTAAACTTCATCACCATGATATAGCAGCATCTAAAGCAAGATTCATTGAATTAAATAACAAACAGATTGAGCAACTCAAGAAGGTGCAAGCTGCTGAGGTGGACCGCCTTAAGAAAATGACTGCACAAAAAATACTTTCTGAAAAGCAGGTATTAGACTTTAAAAAGTATTATGAAGCCTATATTAAATTTGATTTAGGTAAAACACTTGCAGGCGGAGATTATGCTAAGGCACAAAAAGCAATTGAAGCACGACTTGTTAACTCACAAGCTATGCAAAAATTAATAAAAGATACTGGTGTTGGTGGTATTACTGATGTGCAGTTTGATAAAGATCGTGAGATACTAGTTAAGGCTTTGGATAATCTTGCAAAGATAACTGAGGCTGCTGCTAAACATAAAGAAGCTGCTGATAAACGTGAAGAAATTGCAGGTGGTGTAAAGTATTATGCTGGCGAGATTAAAAAGACTGAAAAGCAAATGGCTAAAGCAGACCAACTACTTGGTGTGTTTCGGTCTACCGTTAAATTAGCGGCAGCTGAAGGTGATTGGTTATATCAATATAAAGCAGCGATTGCCCATAAACAATTTCATACGCCAGATGCTATTTCAGGTGAAGAACGAAATACTATTATTAAAGAAGCTGCTGCTGCAATGAAAGCATATGATGAAGTAAAAACATATGAAACAGGAAAAGTTTTAGCAGAAAAAATTGATGTATTATTCAAGAACATATCCAAATTTTATCTTGGACAAGAAAAACCTGGTCATAGTAGAATTGAACAGGGTAGAGAATTTACTATGGGTATTCAGGCTGGTAAATTTGCTATGGATCAACTTTTACCTTTGGCGTCACAACTTGATACAGAAAAAGCCGCAAAAAGAAAACTTATAATTACTATTCAAGAAATGGATGCAGTTGTTGAGAAAATTATTAAGAAAAAGACTGAAATTGAAGATGAATTTAATAAAGAAATCGCAAAAAAGACTCTTGCAAATTCAGACAAGATTAGGGATACATTTATTGCACTACATAAAGAGTTTGCTAAGTTTTCAGCAAAGATTAAGGCAATCGAAATTAAACCTACGAAAAAAGATGCACTTGGTGGTATGATATATCCTTATGGGTCTGATAGAGTCCCTGCGATGTTGACCCCAGGTGAATTTGTTATTAATCCTGCACAAAGTAGACAATTTTATAGTCAATTAGTTGCAATGAATGGTGGTATGAGTCGTTTTGCTGGTGGCGGAGAAGTTACAAATATTAATGGTGCTATGAACATCAGCGTCAATAGTAACGGGAATGCTAATACCGATGCAGTTGCTATCGGAAAAGCATTAAGGCGTGAAATCCGTAGAGGTCGAGTGAGGTTAAACTAATGAGTCTTATCCTTGCATATCCACCAGTTGCAAAAACGGATACGGTAACTTTACCGAATCCAGAGTATGGGGATACTCATCGTGTGGATACAAACGCTATCGTCCGCTCTACCCGTGGGGGTGAGACGGTAGCGTTCAAGGATGGAGATTGGCCAGACTTTGAGACATTTGTCTACCAATTCAAACGTGTTCATTTAACAGTTATCAATGAATTAAAAACATTTCTTGAGGGTAATGCGGCATTAGAAATTAATATTGTCGATCATCTTGAGAACTCAAGAAATGGTTATATTTTAACACCAACCACAGAGATTATTACACTTCGTGATACTTGTTGGTATGATTTATCATTTGAATTTTTAATGACATTTGATAATGAAGATTTTTTTAAGGTAGCAACGGAAGGAACTTTAGGAGCTTCTGAGGCTATTGCAACTGAAACGCCTGAGGAATTAACACTGGAGAGTGCGCCATGAGTGTAAGATTTCAGACGCCATATAATAATCCGTTCATTACTATTACATTACCTAATCCAACATTAGGTGATTCAGATAGGCACAATAATAAAACACGATTGGCATTTGCCATGAGTGGGGATATTTATTCATTTAAACAGACACCAGCTACAAGAACACTATTATTGACTTTTAATAATATTGATGATTGTGGGGTTGATTTTTCTACATATCCTGAGATTGTTGCATTCTTGAAAACTTACGCAGGATTAAAGTTACGATATATTGATCATATGGGAAATGCATGGTATGGTATTATATTAAATAACCCTGCTGAGTTTACAGCAAGAAATAAAACTTTTTATACCCTTACGATTCAATATGAGGGTTATATTGCAATCCCGGCTTAATTATTCTTGGAGTAAAACATGGCGCGTTCAATGACAGGCACGGCTCTTACGCAGAGTCTTGTAAAAGAAGCCCAAGAACCTATTCTGATTATTAAAATCGAATGGGACAGCGGCACAAAATACTATTGCGATAAAACTTACACATTCGATGGGAATGTGTGCGCACCTATCATTTTATCAATAGGTAACTGTCAAGCAAGCGCCCCAATGTCTAATATTGGTGGAATTGCTACTATGTCATTAACTCTTGATGATACTGACGGGGCACTTAAGTCTATTACAAATTCAGATGAAATGGAGGGGGCTATTGTTACAGTCTATCATCATTTTGCTAATTTGGCAGCAATTAATGCTGTTATATTGATGAAAGGTAAAATTGTTGCTGACATTGTTTGGGGTGAAGGTGACCGCACTTTGACGTTAAGTATTGAATCGGACATTACTTCTAAGCAGTTTGGTTTTGCTGCAACAACAGGTGATTGGGCAAATCTGCATGAGGATGCTGTCGGAAAACCTTGGCCTTTTGTTTTTGGTTCTCCAAGACTTGTGCCAGCTCTTAGAATTTATCGGCCAAATAGAAGTGTTCTTGCTGAACGTATTGATAATGGTAATGGTAGTTATAAAATTAAAGATGGTGATAAGTTTCCTCAAGGTGAGAATATCACTATTGATATAGGTGGTATGCGTTATTATGGGACTTTTAGCGGTGATGTTTTTACACCTACAGCCACAGGTATCAATATTAAAATTTATGGTGATGAATTAGTTATTGCAGCTAGAGAAGGTGAAAATACAGACCCTACTATAGCATGGATAGAAGATGCTAATGGTGATCCTATTCCACTTGTGGGGCGTTTCTTAATGGCACACCATAATTTTGGTGATGGTAATCAAGAATTGTATAATCTTTGTATTGATCAACAAGAAAAGAAATGTATTTTTGCAATTCCGATGAGGACATGGTCGTCTTTTGGTGGTGGTGAAATAGCACTAACGCCATCTGATAGTCTTGAAGAGGTTAGTGGATGGCCTCGTAGTGATTGGACATATACTTTTGCTACAGCTGTTGAACACAAAGTAATAGCTGATGGGGGTATTAAAACTTTATACTATTATTCTACTGAAGCTATTTATCCATCAACATGGTCACATGATGCGGGGACGCGAGTGCTTGAAATAGCAAATCATGGTGATTTATATGTTTGTAATGCTAATTCATCAAGTGCTATACATGAAGTATGGGGTGTCCGAAAAGTTCGTGGCGCGTTTATTGGGTTGGATGAGATTCAACTTAAAGACGGCGTAACAATATGTAAGATTCCATCATCATATTACGATGAAAATTTAAGTCATAACCTTGGTGGTGATGTAATAAATGATGGTGATGGTAATGAACTCACACCAACAACTCTTGAATTTACTACAGCACTTGAAGATTATGTTGGCGAAGGGTGGACAGGTGAAATTTATGTGACAGTTACCTCTACTATTTGTGCAAATAGCCAAAATACAGCTAATGCTATAAAACATATATTAGAGTATTGGACAAATTTAGATATTGATGCAACTTCATTTACAGCAGTAGCCTCAGACATTAATAATTTTCGGTCTGATTTTGTCTATCAAGATATAGGTGATGCCCTTGATGTATGTAATCAGATGGCTTGGGAAGCTCGTTGTGGATTGTATATTTCAGCGGGAAAAGTATTTATTACATATCTTTCTAATAATCCCTCGGTAACATTTAATGCTACTGAACCCACTACAGTTTTTAAGTCTCTCACAACAAGTTTTATTTCGACAGAAGATTTGATAACATGTATACACGCAAAATGTAAAAGAACTTATTTTCCAACAGATACTATTCATGAATTCAAATATATGAATAATGAAAATTTATATGGTCTTGTTCCTATGGAACATGATTTTTTAATCTATTCGAATTTAACGTGTATGAGTATATCGACTGCTTTTTGGTGTTATCGATATTCTAATTCTTGGAGAACTCTTAATACTCAGCACTTCATGAGTGCATTAATTCTTGAGCCGCGTGATTGTGTCAAATATGCTATTGAAGAATATTCTACTATTCAATTGAAAGGAGTAGTTACTGCTGTTTCACATGACACAGGCCAGCATTTAATATCCATTCAATCGATCTTAGAATCAAAGACTGGTGATACTGCTGCTTTAGGCGGTCCTAGTAAAGATAGTAACTTTTGGGATGGGCCAGATGCTTGGGATGTTAACGCCTCTTATACAATTACTGATCCTTCAATAGGATTATCAGAATCAACTGAATATGTTGAGAAGGATATTAAGGATACTTTCTTTAATACAATACGCACTAAGTCGGATGCTATTACTGCTAAAGGTAGTTCGGAAAAAGGTGTTGTTGTTGATAGTATAGATGCTATTCCAAGGAAACGGACACTGGATGAAGTTGTTGTGATTCCTAAATCATTAGGGGATGCTGTTTACAATGATTCTGGTGAGGAGATACCAGCTTATTCTGCAATGGAAATAACTGGTAAGACGGCGAATAGTCAATGGGAAATAAAAAAACCTACAACAGATTCTTTATCTGCTGGCCTTGTATTATTTAATGGCGAAGTTGCTATTGCTGATGGAGCTACAGGTATTGGATATAGCGCTTTTGATGATGAAGTAATTACTGAACATGCTGGTAACGCTCCAGATGTTGGTGATGTTGTTGGGACTCAAGCTGATGATTATAATATTGCTGTTGGAAAGACAGGTTTTGTCGTATTAAATGCAGCAAATGGGAGGGTGGTGATAAGGCCGAAAAGCCCTTTTGAGTCTGTGGTGCGATATGCACAGAGTTGTATTCTTCTTAAAAATGATTCTAGCAATCCACAAGGTGAAGATGGACTGATTATAGATAACACAAGCACAGGTAAAGACTATATTGTTTATGTTACAGAAGCTTCAGAAGAGCGTCTATTAATTAAATTTGATAAGGCTATTGACATAGGTGACGGTTCTGAGTGGCGTATATTTATTCCTGGTTACCAGCTTATGGAATTTTATGATGATGCCGCTATACCTGTTAGTGGTGGTGGGTTTGGTGAAGTTGGTATTCATCCAGTTCATGTTGATTTTGATTGTGCGACAGCTACTTGGGATTCACTTAATTGTGTATCAGGATACCTTACGACAGAGTGGCCATCATCAGATTGTTCAAATAATAATGAATTTTCACCTACGTCAGTGTATATGCGAATTATTAATCTTGATGATCCTTGGTATTTTTGGGGTGTTATAGATGATGGTGGTATGATTATTACACTTAATCAATCTACTTGTGTAGAAAATATAATCACTGGTGTAATGTTATTGATGAAACAATGGAATGGGTTACAAGGTGGTAATGCTAGTAATTTGTATGATTGCACGCACAATTGGGACATTACTGCTTACAGAAACCAAATTATTGGTTATAAAACTGACGTAGTTTAATTAAGGAGTTTAGTATGTGGATTATTGCACAAGTAGCAGAAAGTGTGTCCGATAGCACAAGTGTTGTAAGCGGCTGGTGGGTTCCAATAGTGGCCCTTGTCTTAACAGCTATAGCTTATCAGCTTGTTAGACTCATTAAGAAGGGGGGTCAGTGGCTTGAAAATAAGTTTGGGGCTACAGAAGCAGAGAAAGAAATGATGTTAAATCTGCAAGAAGGTATTGCATTTGCACAAGATGAAATGGGACGGGAACTTAAGAAGGCAGCAAGTGATGGAAAAGTAACAAAAGAAGAAGCCGCACAACTTAAAGCACTGGCTATTAAACATGCAATGGATATTGGTAGAGGACCAGCATTTACTCTAATGAAAGAAGTTGGAGTAGGGCGTCTTGGTGCTTTAATTGAAATGTTACTGTCAAAATTCAAACCTAATTAGAAAGGTATAATTATGGCTAGGCCAAAAGATGGTCGTGGAAAAGGTGCAGGTGGTGGCGGTGGGCGAAATACAGGAAAATGTGCCGCTGGTGGCCCAGGTTACGGGCGTGGAGGAGGTCGAGGCAGCGGACGTAATCGGAAAGGTTAAGCTATGAAACAGATTATTAGCTTCCTTGTGCAACTTTTAGCGGAGGTTATATCTGATGCACTCAAAGTATTCAAATCAACAAAAGTTGAAAGCGCCGAGTCTACTCTTGGCCTTTCTGCTACTCCTGTTGATGAGCTTATCAATAGGTATGGCAGGCTGTTCAGGGACTAGGATTGTCTATGCTGGTTTTGCTCGACAACCCGAAGAAGCTCAAGGTGCTATTCGAATTGCTACAAATAGTCCGATACAAGTAACAGTTGTAGGAGTAGACGATTTTACTACCAAAATGGATTTGGGTGGTAAATATATTATTAGTGGGCCTGATTTGAAAGGGCTTATTGGTGCTGCACGTAAAGTTTCGGATGCTTCCATCAGGTAGTATATTTGCCCCACAGCGGGGCAATCCGCCAGATTGTCCCGCTGGTTATATTCGTGATGCTAGTAATGCATGGATATTTCATCCAGTTGTAAATGATTGCGAATTTCGTAAGGAAGAAGAATATTACCTCCAATGTGGGAAAAAACGTATTAGAAGTATCTGCACGATACTAAAATCACATGTGTTACCCGGCACTTGTAAATTATGTCAGGAGGATGAACATTGGCTTTCGGAGTGTTTAAAGAAGTTTGGCTTGCTGGAAAAGGACCAAGTCTCGATACCTTTGACTGGTCAAAAGCTGGACCATCTAGAATCGCAATAAATGAGACAGTTTTTATAGTCCCTAAAGTTCGTGCTGTTTTTTATATTGATTATAATGTTGCAGACAAATTACGAAATCAAGAAACTGGCGAATTGTTTATCGACCCATCAATAATAATATTTAAGAAAAAAACACATTATGCTTATAAATTTGAGAATGAATATCTATACTATGATGAAGTTAAAGATTGGCAAGGCACAGCTACAATTGCTGTTCAAGTATTATATAGTTTAGGAATGCGTAAATTGCATCTAATTGGATTTGATTCATTAGCTGGTAATGCTAGTTATGCCAATTCTATTAAAGGTATCCAGAGTGAAGGTAATACTTCTGATAATTATCGTAGATTGAATAAATCCTTACTTCATGTTATTAAGGATTTGAAAATCGAAGCTATATTGGAGATTAATAATGAGAGCAAGTCTATTGGTGACAACTTTTTGTCGTAATGAGCTTCTTGAATTTGGTCTTGACTCTATGCAAGTTCCAAATGATATAGAAGTAATTGTTCTTGACGACGGTTTACTAAATGATGCAAAAGAAATTACAAATAAACACGGGTTTTCATATCTTCATACAGGTCACGATACAGAATTACATTGGCGCATCCCTGGCTACGCGCTAAACATCGGAGCAAAACGGGCAAAAGGTGATGTTATAATCATTACTTGTGCTGAAATGTATCATGTTAATAATTGTATTGACTTGATACTTAAACCTTTTGAAAATGATAAATACTGTTTGACAATCCCAAATGGGGCTCAAGATTATCAGGGAGCATACCTTAACAATTTAAAAAATGGTAAAGGCCACAGTCAACTTATTTTTGAACAAAAGTGTTGTAAACTTAAAAATGAATTACCCTTTTTCTTAGGTGTTAATCGTAATATTTTCTTAGCAATTGGCGGATATGATGAAGATTTCATTGGTCAAGCTTTTGATGATAACGATATTGTCGAGCGTCTTATTAATTATGGTTGCTATTATCAAAAGACACAAGCTCAAATAGTTCATCTTCACCATAATCGGTCATTTCCCGGTAGGAGTATAGATGGAAATCGTCGATGGAACTATAATAGGGTTCTCTATGAAGGGCGATTGGGAACCATTATCAGAAACGAAAATCGAGAATGGGGAGTATTAAATGGTTAAGAAAGGATATACTGCGGCACTTGAATTTCCTGGGAAACTTTTACAGTGTAATGATGCTGTAGTAGATGGTAAAATCAGACCATATCATATTCAATTTTCACCTACAAATAGGTGTAATGGTAATTGTCCATGGTGCTCTTGTAGAGATGTTGATCGGTCACTTGAAATGCCTATAGCAGAGTGTCTTAATATGCTTGAGTATTTCAAAAAACTTGGAACTAAAGCAATTACTATTACTGGTGGAGGTGAACCTACAATCCATCCAGGAATTTATAACATTATTCTACATGCAAAAGCTTGCGGAATAGATGTTGGAATCGTTACTAATGGTTTGAAATGGGGTGCTGATAGTGAACATGTTCCAGTAGAGGTTCAGGCTGCCATAACATGGATGCGTGTATCAATTATTGATACTGAAGGTGAGTATGATACAGAACGTATTGCACGTATTGCAGCAAAATTCACGACTGTTGATATTGGAATCAGTTTCACAACAACACCCAATGTTAATGTGAAAACAGCCATTGAACTTAGTAAAATTGCAAATCGTTTTAAGAATATTACACATATTCGATTCGTTCAAGATGTTCTTAATACGGATGATTCTGGTGTCACGGCAGTTAAAGAGGCTTGTGAATCTTTAACTGACAAGTCAATTTTTCAGTATCGTAATAAACATGGTTGGGGCGCAAGTAAATGTTGGTTGAGCCGATTAAAACCATTTATTGCACCTAATGGTATTGTTTATCCCTGTTGCGGAGTGCAATATGCAACTGATATTACTCGGAAGCTTCCTTTTCAATTTCGAATGGGTCATTGGAGAGATTTTGCAAGCCTTCATGTTTTTGATGGGAGTCGTTGTAAACGCTGCCATTATCAAAAATATAATGATATTCTCAACGTCTTGACTGATCAATATGAACATGGGAGATTCATCTAATGCAAATAGTATTTCCTGAAAGATGTAATCCACAAAAATATTATAAGTTGCATGTTCAATATATGATTAATTCTGCTAGAGCGGCCGGCCATATTGTGTCTATAGACAAAAATGCAATACCATTACCAGATGGCCAAGAGTGTCGTTTAATTATTCTTGTAGACGGTAAAAAGCTTATGGTAGACTATTGTGATTTTCCAATCGTAACTGAATTTGAACTAGAACATAAAAACATCTTAAAGTTTCATAAATTTAAAAACTCACTCAAGTATATTAATCCATTCCCACCAATCAGTTTCTATGACTGGTCGCAATATGCTGAGTTGGCAAATGAAATAACATATACCGCTCAAGGTGAAATAATTAGCAGTCGTCAGTCATTTACACAGCATCAGAAGTCTGCCGCAACACGTCGGCATGTCCAAAAGACTATGGCTGATAAATATGGCGACATTGTGAAATATGGGCGTATTGAACAGGTTGACTTTTGGAAAGAGATAAGTCACAGTTTAGTTAGCGTCTGTGTTCCCGGTGCTTGCAGTTCTATTCTCGACCGTGGCCAGTTACAGTGGATGGGTTTTGGCGGTTGCACTATCTCGCCGCACATCGACACGATACTGCCTTGGAACCGAGAACTTGTCAGTGGTGTTCATTACCTTGAGTGCAAGAATGATTTCAGTAATCTGTTTGCACTTATCGACTGGTGTAAGGACAATCGCGACAAGTGTGTTGAGATTGGTCAAAACGCCAAACAGTTATTCATGGAAACCTGCCACCCGATTAAGGCATGGGAGTGGGTTCAGGAGTGTATATCGTGAAAGTAACTGTATTTACTTGTTCACATAATCATGGATGCTATCTTGAACAATGCATTCGTAGTGTTCTTAGTCAGACACACACTGACTTTGAATACTTACTATATGCTGATGTTCCAATAGATAATACTATTGAGGTTATGCAAAAGTTTGCTAAACAAGATTCAAGAATCAAAGTCTTTTATCCTGAACTTCATAGTGAGATAAATATATCAAGACTTGTTAACCAAAGTATCAAGGACATGACTACTGACTATTGGATATGGGCTCCTGCAGATGATTACTTTCTCCCTAGACTTATTGAAAAGAAACTAGAGTGGATTAATATTTTCAAAGGTATTCATCCTGATGCAGTTATCTATGATGATGCTTGCATCATACATGAACGTGAAGAATTTAAAGTTCAACACGATTGTAAATTTTCGCCATATACGCCTAAAGAATTTTCTAAGATTGTATGGGAAGGCATAAGTATCGGTTTCACAGGGATACTGATTCCAAAATCAGTCTTTGAAATTGTAGGTGGTTTTGATGTAGATGTCTTATGGAGCGACGACTTTGAATGGATGGTGCGGGCTGCTGGTATTCATAAGATACCATTCCTACATCTTCCTGAGATTCTACACATTAAACGTAAGAATAAGAAGTCTACGTCCTCTGACACACTAATAAAAAAAATTCGGGCAAATGCCCCGAAGATTATTAAAAAACTAAGGGGTCAATTATGAAATATTTATTTTGGGTATCTGTCGATGATATTCTTAAAGATTTTATAATCGGCAATAAGATGCTTCAATATGTCTCAAAAATATTTCCATTTGTAGCAGTTTGTTCTGGTGAAGAATCCCATAAGTGGATATCTAGATATTATGGCGGTTCATTTCATACTGGATTACCAAATGATCTTCAAATAAAAGGTTATACGATTATACGCCTGATACAAGGTAGTAGTGACACATTTGATTACATTGTGCGTATAGATATGGATGCTATAATCATGAATCCGATTTGGCTAATTAAACGTATTGAAGACAATGTTAATCGACACCACCGTATTATAGCCGGGAATCCTGCCATTTTTAATCACGAGTCGCATATAAGAGGCGGGTGTAATGTTACAACAGGTAGAGCATTAGAAAATTTTCAATTGCACCCTTATGGAAATCCAATGGCTTTTGATGAAATTTATACCAGGCAACTGGTAGCTAACGGTGTTATAAAACAAGAGCTTGAGATTTTTGAAATTAATAATTATTATACAGGCAAATGCCCTGTTTGGCATCCAGACAAGTCACCATATATTAACGACCCTGTTGAATATTTGGCCGCTAGGTTTGAGATTTTTGAATCACAAATGGAGAGATTGAAATGATTCCAAAACGTATGATCTTTTGTTGGGGCGCCGGTGACAAGATGTCCTGGATGAGATTCATGACACTAAAGTCATTTCGGATTATGAATCCTGATTGGGAAATGTGCCTCTATATTATTAGACATGATGCAACTACCAAGACATGGGATTCTCTAGAGGAACAGGACTTCTTTAAATATGGGGGAGAGGATTATTTTGAACGTATTCATCAATTAGGCATCACTTTTGTCCCATGGAAAGCTCGCGGGATTCTTGTTGGTGCAGGGCCACAGCATCTTAGTAATTTTCTAAAGTGGGATGAAATGGCAACCAGTGGTGGTTTCTATTCTGATATGGATATACTATGGACACAGCCATTTGATAAATTCTATAATATTGTTAAAGAGTATAATACTGTATTGTGCCGGGATAGATGGTGGTCAATAGGGCTATTAGGTTCTACACCTAATAATGATTTCTTTTTTGATCTTCATCAAAATGCTATGCAGTATTTTACATTATCACAGTATCAATGTGCAGGTGTTAAGACGTTAGCTCGATTAGGAATCAAAACTGAACGCGACATTGAGGAACGGTATCCTGGCAATCGTGTTTATAATTTTGGAATGAATCTTGTATATCGATGGGATTACAATGCTCTTGATAAAATATTCAAGACTATTGTGCCTATCCCTGATTCGACAATCGGTATCCATTGGTATGGTGGACACCCGACGTCTCAGGCAATGAACAACAAACTATGTGAAGGAAATTATAAGGAGTTTCCTTGCACCTTCACCACAGCCGTGGGGGGGATCTATTAAATGAAGCCTTGGAAGATATGTGCATATTACACGAAAGGCACACCATACGAAGATATGGTAGATGGATTTCGAAAATCATGTCTTGCGAATGGGGTATTGCACCCTCACATCGAAGGATTGCCGGATAAAAATTCTTGGAGAAATAACACTGGTATGAAACCTAGTTTTATATTAAATTGCATGGATAGATTCCACAAGTGGAATATTATTTATGTTGATATTGACGCCAAAATCAGAGCGTATCCGGTGTGGTTTGATACAGTCGTCGAGGATTTTGCTGCAAATACTCAAGCAAGAAAAGAATTATTAAGTGGCACACTTTACTTTGCAAATAATCCAAGAGTTCGTGCCATTGTGGTAAAATGGGTCGAGAAGCAAGAACGACTTATGCACGTCTTTGATCAGAAGAATCTAGAGAATGTTATCAAAGACGACGAGACCATTACAGTAGCGGAATTACCACCAGCATATGTTCAAATATTTGACTTGATGGCTCATCATGGTGAGCCAGTCATTGAACACTTCCAAGCTAGTAGGAGATTCAGAAAATGAAAAAATTTCCAAAAAATGTAAACAACGTGCGCGTCCGTAAGCTAGTGGACGGCTCATTTATGCTCCCTCGATGTAATAAGCAAGCTGCCATAGAACTTGATAAAAATTTTATTCGGTGCAGTGGAGAATTTCGTTGGTTTGAAAAACCTGAACAGTTGATAACGCTCGAAACATTACGAGTTATTTTTGAGGGTAGACGGTGTTACATTGTTGGAAAAGGCCCGAGTCTTGATAATCTTAAAGCTTCTGATATTGAATTGCCAAATTCACCTGTGGTATGTATCAATGAATCTATTCATAAAGTCGAGTCTTTAAGATTACCAAATCCGATTTTTGCAATCCAACAAGATGCTAAATTAGGTATTACTTGTTATCCGGCAAATGGTATTATTTTAATATCAACACAAGCGGCAAATGTATATAGGCAACTTAATAGAAAATACATCTTTAATCCAAGAACTTATAAAATGACGCCAGGAGCCTTGACTGTGGAGATAGCGGTAGCCCTCTGTAAAGAATTAGGGACATCAAGTTTTTCAATGATTAGTTTTGATGCTCATGAAAATGGTTCGACAGATTACGCGAAAGTAATCGGTTATCTGCCGAACCAAGGTGGGAGTGTTGGAAGATTTTTAAAGCACGCTAAAATTCTAGATAAAATTTTAACAAGTTATTCAGTAGAATATATTACGCCAACAGACCGGTCTTCAACATCTCTCGATACACTTGAGCAGCCACATGAGCATCCGCCACAGCATCATGAGCATTCTCATGAGGAACATGTAAAAGATTCGCAAGATACGTGAGGCTCGTTTTAGGAAATGGAACTTTTTCAGCGTGCCAAGCAGCTCTATCATTAAGAAAAGCTGATGTGCACATTGTATCTTTATAATGATAATGAAAAAGTTCATCATATTCATCATGACCAATCCAATGTTGTATGAAACCTTTATCAAAACAATAATTTTGTCCTAGTGGTATGAGTCTTTTTTGTCGACCACTTGGAGTAAATGGAAGTTTAAGTTTTTTAAACCAGTCGCGGAGCAGGTCTTTAGCAGTTTCTTTGCTAAAGCCATGCTCTGCGGCGTGAACAAGTTTCTTTCTATTCATTTTTCGAGCTTTACCTTGACACCTTTCAAGATGTTCACATTGCATATATACAGCAAATGGAATAATATCTGTGCGTGGAATAAAATTTGAATCAAGTGGGATAATAGCAATTTGAATAATCTCATGCCACCCGGATTCAAGACCAGTTGTTTCACAATCAATAGCAGCACATTGATCACCATTCCAGTGTTCCATAGAATTGCTCATTTTGCTCTCCTTATCCAAAGTATTTCTTGTGCGTGAACACGTTTATTGATGCCTTCAACATTAGCTTTTTGATTAGACTCTTTGAAGGCCATAGCTTGAAGGGATACAAAAGCGTCCCACTCATAACGCTCGTCCCATTTAATAGTATCTTCATATATAGGATTAGAATATCCAGATACAGCAAAGAAACCTATACTATTGTTAATTGTTTCAAGTAGTCTACGATGTGCTGCATGTGTCATAATATGTGTATAGGCTCCTGCATATGAATCAATATATGGTGGGTCTACATAGAATATTGCGTCTGGTGCATCGTAGTCGATTATACAATCAATGCCATCTTGATTCTCGACTTGAACATGCTCGAAACGTTCATGGATAAGTGGAAACATTTTTAATTTCTTGCGTAAGGATGCAAGAATCGCTTTCGGTGATGTTGATCGACCAAAGTTACGACCCATTGTCCCAAATGAATACTGTGTCATATAATACCATCGTGCTGCTCGCTCGACGTCACTGTGAGTATTTTCCCAAGTGTCTCTACATAATAGAAATTCTTCACGAGAATGAACTGTGAGTTCAAGCCAGTCGCACAATTGACGCATCTTATTATGATTCTTGATGCATCTGTAGAATGATGTTACTCCTGCGTATCGATCATTGAACACTTCGAGTCTTGAGGGTTTTCGTGCCAATAGTAAGGCGGCTGATCCGCCATAAGGTTCGATATATCGTTTCTCATATGGTAAGTGCCCAAGAATCTGTTTAACAGACTTGGATTTACCGCCAGGATAACCAAAAGGAGGTTTGAGAATTTCTTCACGCGTTCTTTTAGTTTCATGTGCATCAAGTTCTTCAAATGGATTCCATTTGGCATTAGGCATAGCATCTCCAATTTAATAGGGTTGGAATTCAGCATCAGTATTACATCAAACAATATTTTCACAAAAGATTAATTTACCCTTCTTCCATGCAGCTCGATCTTTCTTGATTCGCATAATCAAGCTTTTTGGACAACGATGTTTGTTTGCTAAGCTCATTGGCAATTTACCTTCAACTATTCGCTTATAGGTCCAGCGGAAGCCAAAGATATTCCATGCAGCTGCCATTTCATGTGACTCATCATCCCAACCCCAAAAGGCTTTTGCCGAATGTCGACGATTAGAATCGTAATATTTGTGTAGAGGAATACCTTTTTCCCAATTACGAGGAAGGTATTTCTCTGCGCCCGCTTCATAATGTATAGCTAATTCCATTTCAATATCAAAGGGCACAAGATGAAATGCACCTTTCATACTACCACTAGCGTCTCGAACTGCACCAGTAGAAAATACTTCTCGCCTACCAGAGTCTTTGATTTTAATCATCAGTCACCGCCTCTTGTAAAGTGATTGCGACTTCTGTTGCTGTATTCAAATGACTAAATCCAGAGAATAAGGCAACAAGATTCTTTGGATTATGTAAGTGTGTTGTGGGTGTTCCTTTTGGTTGAACAGCCATGATGGTAAATCCATCAGGGTATTCAGCTTCGAGAAACTCTAATACATTTTCACGTAGTGCCATACTATACTCCTAATTTTAGTTGGCCATAAGTCCACAGGCCAACGGATTCTAAAATTACTAAGCTAGAACTTTGCACGACATTAACACCGATGAACTTGTGTTCTGGAAGCTTGATGATTAAAGTATCTCCTTGTTCAAAGGCACATCGTAAGGCTTCTCTAGAGCCATCTGACAATTTATCCAGGGTTTGACGTATCATCTTTAACCCTTTCTAAATAGTTAGCCCTAGCTACAAATTTAGTTCCAATATGTTCTTCATCAATAGCATTACCGTGCCATGTTATATTACCGATGTAAAATTGACCGTCTGCATGAATTCTTGCTTTGGGATATTGTGGTGGTAATTCTCTACCAACACGAATCTTAGTCCATTTTGGAACGTCATTAACATCAAGCCATTTAAGAAATTCAGTATGAAAATCACTGAATTTAATAGATATACCATTATAATATTCACATTTTTCGCTAATGAAAAGTTCTAATTGTGTTTGATTAAATTGTTGTGCTGTTACTTTATCCTCAGTCTCAATTACTGGAACATTAAGCCTGTCATTTGATCTTGGAATTTCAAGTTTTAAGATGTCACCAAGTAAATGTGGGGCTTCTTTTTCAAGCAATGGGATAATATCTTTTTTAGGTATTTGTGTCAAAGGGTCAAGTAGTTCGACATAAGACATGGTGATTCTAGTATCACCTGTAAATATTGGACATGCTTGATGATTATTAGCGCATTGAATCCAGTGTGTTGTATTGGGTATATGGTAAGGTGTTTTACCTTTACAATGAATAAGAAGGTCGCGTGATGTGACCCAATCTTTAATTCTATCATAAGCTGAACTAGATTTTGCTAAATTCGTTTCCTCAACAACACAGATGATTGCACCCTCAAGTTCGCCATTGAATCCGGCCTGTGAAATAAGAGCAGCATCTGCTCGCTTATATCCTTTTGTAAGCAATAATGATAAAGCTTCATGGAAAATAGACTTACCACTATTCTGTGGGCCATAGAAGAAAAGATATGGCAAAGGTTCAGTTGGCTCTTGGAATAATGACGCTACCCAAATCTTCAAATAGTCAGCACCATTCAAGACACCATTAGCTTTGGCCCAACCATTATTAATGATTGCGTCATCAAGACCCTTACCGCAATGTTGAAATATCTTATCCCATGTGGGATAGATATAAGTATCAAGGTGTCTTTCTGGTAGAAACTTTAATTGTGCAGCATTCCTATTCCATTCACGGTCACCAGGATATTCTGGTTGAAATGGCTTGTTGACAACTCGCCAAGCCTTAAAGACACTAGAACCAAGAATACCGATTGTTTCTTTATTAGTATAGCCAAGACTTTGTAGTGCAATCTTCAAGTGTGTAAGTGGTTCAAGACGCCATTTGTTATCTGATTTTAACATCCAACCATAATCCTCATTAGACTCTGTAACTAGATGTCTAACGAGGTCGTCATAATTTCCTAAATCTGTTTCTGTGGGTGTGGATACTTGAGCATTGAAGATACGTGTCCATTTATCTTTTTTAATTAACCATCCCTGCATTTCATCTGCAGAGTCATGACCGTCATACATAACTTCAATTATTAATCGACCATCCTTATGTTGCTTAAGAATACATCGTCTACTGCGGAGTGCAGTTGCGACTTTCATTGTAACACCTAAGAGTGCCGCTGCCTTAATAGCTATCTCGGCCTCACGAAATACAAAACCGCCGGATGGATCTTCTAATCCGCCGAAAGCACGGCATGCTGTGGAGATATCTGGCTCCCGATTAAGGAAGCATCGCGTCCACCCCGCGCCGTCTTGCTCCCAAGACGCATGTTCAGACACACCCGGCGTATAACGACGAATTGCCCATGCACCTTTACGCATAGGAAATGCAAAACAATTCTGTTCATTAACCATTGTAGCCGGTGAAGAAGTTTCAAAATAACCTTTGTAGCCAAGTTCCTTGTGTGCAGCCTGTAAGTGTGTTGTGTGAGTAACAAGCATGTGGTGGTCAGTGTCCCACCACCATAATACATTGGAGTCTTTTAAGAACTCAATTAATTTTTTATGTTCATCATCTAATTGCACATGAACATATTGTCCGCATAATTCTTCAAAAACATCCATGCTATTTTTATCTTTTAGGTTCTGTGGAAGATTTTTACGTCGTTTGCCAGTAATAACTTTAACATGGTCTCTCCAATTTGGTGGAATTGATTTAAGAATCCCACCTTGTTTCACTAATATAAGACCATCTGTGCCACGCATCCTACGTGCCCATACCCACATATTACCACCACAAATATCTACTTTACTCTGGAAATTGTAACCAGTTAAAGCAGTCATGGTTCCAAGTATCGAGCGTGCGAGTGCTGCGTGTTCATTGTGATTAGCTGTATGCACATCATCAAGCATCACGTATAGGTGTAAACCCTTGCCAGAAGTTGATTTACGAATCGTTATCCATTCTATTTTAACAGCAGCAGTTTTTACATCTTCAAGTTCTTCATTTGTCAATTTATTTTCATTCTTATCAGAATGACCAATTATTGCATCAAAATCAAATGCAACCCATTGGCTACATCGTTTCTGCCAATTCCACCCAGTCATTCCAATAGCTTCTACATGGGCCGCTAAGTCAAACCTGATTATGGAATCTTCAAATTCAGGGTCAGAGAATGCTTTGTATGGAATTCTAAAAGATTTCCATGTCGTCTGACCATCTGACCAACCATGCCATTTACGACCTTGATATGTGCCATCTATACGCTCACCCGCGTCTTGTGCGACATTAACCTGACACTCCATACCAAGATGGTATAATCGTGCCAGATCCGAATGGGTGCTTGCGATTAAGAATCGTTCAATAGCTTTTGTTTTAGTTGGTTGCATATGATTCTCCAAATCTCATAGATTCGATTAAAATCAAATCATTTTTAAGTATTGGCTAAATTATCCCGTCAATACTCTTTACGTGATATACAAGAAACTTTTAAGACAATTTTTAAGTCGTTTTGTGGCAAAGACTTACGACAATTCATACTGTCTTATTCTCAGTTTGCAGCATAGAATGACAGATAAAAAATAGAAAACTACACAGCGAATTAGACTCGAAATAGTCAGTAAAACGGTATCCATTAATACACTATACGCCGAAAATATATTTATTTTCTTCTTAAAAAATCACCCCAAATCCCGTAAAGACTTATATCGTGCCGACATTCATTTCGGGTGCGGCAAGGCCGAATGATAATCGAATCGCTCGTTGATTTGATTATTTCGGCGATTTCAAATCTTTTTATGGAAAGGGGTATGCGTATGTCAGAGGCATCGACAGAAGAAGCAGTAGTCGAGCAGGAAAAAGTCCAGTTGGGACTCCAAACGGTTTCGATTTCGGAAATCAGGGAGAACCCGGTGGCACTTCGCACAGTGAACACTGAGTCTGAGAGTTATCTCGGAATCGTGGCATCCATTCGTGAGAAGGGATTTATGGGGGCTATCTGCGTTCGACCGCAGGTTGCTGAAGATGGCAGCCGTTACTTCGAGCTTGTTGATGGTCTCCATCGTTTTGCTGCGGCTAAAGATGCCGGGCTGACGGAAATCAACGTGGATGTCAAGAATCTGAACGATGATCAGACGCTTGAGGCACAGATTATGGCCAACATCCACAAGGTCGAGACAAAGCCGGTTGAGTATTCGCAACAGTTGAAGCGAATCCTGATTCGGAATCCTCTCATGGCTGAAGGTGAACTCGCCAAGAAGCTCGGCAAGTCTCCGCAGTGGATTAAGGAGCGTCTCGGTCTCAATCGTATCGACAATGAAGTTATTGTCGAGCTTATCAATGAGGGCCAAATCAATCTCACGAATGCTTATGCCCTCGCCAAGCTTCCGGCGGAAGAAATGGCAGATTTCTCCGACCGCGCTATGACACTTGACCCCAAGGAGTTTGTCCCGCAGGTCAATGCCCGCGCAAAGGAAATCCGCGATGCAAAACGTGCTGGTAAGGATGCCGGTCCCGCCGAGTTTGTGCCTGTTGCATTTATGCAGAAGATTGGCGCAATCAAGGACGAGCTTGAGAATGGTAGTATTGCAGAAGTTCTAATTCCTGAATCCGGAGCCAAAACGGCCGCAGACGGATTCAAGTTGGCCATTAATTGGATTCTTCATCTTGACCCAAAGTCGGTAGAAGCACAGAAGGCCAAGGATGAGGAACGTCAGGCACAGCGTAAGGCCGCAAAGAAGATCAGAACTGTCGAGAAAGCAGAGAAGAAGGCTGCCGACGACAAGGCAAAGGCTGAAAAGTCAGCAAAACTTGCCGAGGAAGCAAAGGAAGCTGCTGCAAAAGAAGCTTCTGAAGGAGATACACCTCCGGCTGCCGAGTAGATTTTAATAATCTGCTCACCAACCAAAGGTCCGGGCTAAACGGTAGAGCTTACTGACTGTCTAAAGCTGATACTAATTAATAATTTTTATTAGGTAATAGGAAATAGGTAAGGCGTTAGCCGATTTAATCGGGACTATACGATATTCCGTGGCCCGGACCATTTTACTAACATGAATAGAGAGGACAAACATGACAGAAGATAAGAATCTTCCAACGACCACAGAGAGTTTCGTGCCAGCAACTATTGACCAGCTTAGCGAGGCATTACCCGCATCGATACATGACGACAGTGAGTTTACTGCTGCAGTAGCTACTGGTGACTTTCTTCCTCGTCTCCAGCTTATGACAGCCAATTCCGAGAAATGCAGTGATGGTTCATTTCCAATTAATCATTATGCTTTGGTTAGTGGTCAGAATCATGATGATCTTGGAGATTCTGTTGTTGTGGCTGTTCTTGACTGGTCTCCGAAAGCCATCGAAATGGGTGGTGATGTTGTTATCACAGTCTACAAACAGGATGATCCTGAGTTCGAGCGTATAGCAGCAAAATCAACTCAGAAAGATTCCGGCTGCATGTTTGGAATCGAATTCCTTGTATGGATTCCAGAAACTGGTATCCAGCGATTTGCTACTTTCTTCATGGGTAGTAAGTCGTCCCGTCGTGAAGCTCCTAATGTTAAGGCGCAGATGCATAAGTTGTGTAAGTTGGTAGCTCAGAAAATTGAGACACGAAAATACACATGGTTTGCGCCGAAGGCAGAACAGTGTTCCGATGAAGTAGTATTGCCCCCGATTACCGAAATCCAGAAGCAGGTTGAGAAATTCCGCAACCCGCCGAAGCCGGAAATCGAAGTTGCACCCGAAGCTGATGCCGAAGAAGAAGGACGTGCACGGTAGCAACGTAGAGGTTGTGGGGTGGGTGAGTCGCAAGTGTGCGGCCACCCACCCGTCTTATCTATTAGGGGGTAGTTATGCAATTTGCAGTAGCACCAATCTCAATGACAAAGCCAGACTGGACACAATACCAACGATTATATCGTGAAGTGTGTGATGAAAGTCCAACTGGGGGCTTAGATAGTCACAATATGAGTCTTGATGCACCAGCTGCATTTCTCTCGACGCTTGATTTTAAAAATCAACCACATAGTAATATGCGGAATCCTAATAAGTCTTTTGGGCATGTTCATATTGGATTTGGTATTGTATGTGATAGAGATTTTCTAATTAACTTTATAAAATATACAGACATTAATACATTAATAAAAGAACAAGGTCGTTTAGTATTTATTATTGCTACAGGGAATATGGAGCAATGGCGCAAGTATGTTGTGTCTGCGTGTGCACGAAATAGTAATAAGGATTCACGCGCTATGGGTTCTATAATTTATCAATATTTAACTCGTGGCGGGTTTAAAGATTTATGGTATCAATATACAATAAAAACACAATCTGATAAGACAATTATACTGGAGAGAAAATGATAGAACCCCGTAAAATAAAAGTCAAAGTGGGCAGATGGTTAGTGCCATTAACTTTAATTCCAGATAAGCCTGGAACCCTCGTTGCAAAGTTTCCATTCAATAGGCCGCTGATGGCAGAAATCAAGTCAATGCAAGGTGCTCATTGGCATGGTTACGACGATGAGAACCCTCGTAAGATTTGGACAATCAGTGACTCACCGCGTAATGATTTTCAATTGCAGTATCTTGAAGGTAAAAATCCATATGCTCATTATGAGCAACCTCTAATTGAAGTAACAACTAACAGGCCGTTAAGAGAACATCAACTTGAAATGAAAGCCACCATTCTAACATATAGGCAATGCTTATGTGCCTATGAAATGGGAACTGGAAAAACACTTGCGGCTTTTGAAGCAATGGAAGATGCAGGAATTGATAATCCAACTGACTTGTGGTATGTGGGTCCAAGAGCCGGTGTAATAGCAGTAGCACGGGAAATTGTGAAATGGGATTTGAAAATCAGACCGCAGATGTTTACTTATGAAGCATTAAAAAAGCGGATGAGGAATTGGCCAGAAGATAATATTATTCCTAAAGCCGTTATTTTTGATGAATCTTCTAAAATTAAAACACCAACGTCACAAAGGTCTCAAGCGGCAATGAAATTAGCGAACGAGATACGTGAAGCTTACGGATTAAAAGGTTATATTATAGAAATGACAGGAACGCCAGCACCTAGAACGCCTGAGGATTGGTGGAATCAATGTGAGATAGCGTGTCCTGGATTTCTGAAAGAGGGAACACTTGGTAAATTCAAGAGCCGATTATGTATCATTGAGCAGCGTTCATCTATTACTGGTGGTATTTATCCTCATATTGTAACATGGAAGGATGATATACGCAAGTGTAATGTGTGTGGTATGTTTGCTGATGATGATAATCATAATGTCCAAAAGATGGTAGAGCAAGAAATATATAATAAGCAGATAACTGACAAAGATTTGAAGCAGACAGTTTATCATAAGTTTGTGGAATCTAAAGATGAAATCTCTTATCTATTTGAAAGAATGAGGGGATTAGTCAGTGTTAAATTTAAGAAAGATTGTCTGGACTTGCCTGAAAAACAGTGGGAGGAAGTCTACTGTGTGCCGACACCAGACATTATCCATGCTGCCAAACTTATTAATGCTCGCTCGACACGAGCGATTGAGGCTCTTACCCTCTTACGTGAATTGTCAGACGGCTTTCAATATACTAGTGAACCAGTCGGCAAAGAACCGTGTCCTGCTTGCCACGGCACAGGCACAATGGTCGTTCAAGTGCCTAAATACCCTGTTAACATGTTGGCACCAAATACAGAGATTTCGGAATCGGACTTTGAGGAAAAGGAGGTAGAGTGCGGATATTGCGGCGGTGAAAAAACAGTTACTAAATTCGCTAGAGGAACAGAGTTTATTAACTGCCCTAAAGACCAACTACTTATTGACGATCTCGATGAACACAATGATATTGGAAGGTTTGTCGTGTGGGGTGCATTTACAGCAACTATCGATAGACTTACTTCTATTGTCAATCGACAAGGGTGGTATGTCCTCAGAATTGATGGGCGAGGGTATCATGGAACGTCTCCAGAAGGCCATGAAACTGATTCAGATGAACTTCTGGACGCAATGGATAAGTCGCATCCAAGATTTGAAGAACTTCGAGAAACGTATCCAAGAGTTTGTGTCGTTGGACACCCAGGCTCAGGCGGGATGGCACTTACGTTTACTGCTGCCCCTACTCAAGCCTACTTTTCCAATTCATTTAGTGGTGAAGATAGGATGCAGTCGGCTGATCGTGGGCATAGGATGGGGATGGATTTAAATCGTGGCTATACATTAAGAGATTATATCCACTTGCCATCAGACAAACTTGTCAAGGATAATCTTGACAATAAAATCAGGTTGCAGAACATGTCAATGGGACAAGTTCATGATGCATTCACAAAGCTATTTACGGAGTAATAATTATTTTGAAAGGGATATAAATGTCACAGGACGAAGCTAGACAACTTACGAATATTCTGCTTGATGATATTCACGCAGATGCAGAGTTCAATAGTCGAGGAACTATAGCACCTATTGATGTTGTGGACTTAGCAAAAGATATTGACATTAATGGATTATTACAACCTGTAGTTGTGCGCCCATATAATGAAGTGGAACAGGCAGAAACAGGTAAAAAGTACCTGCTTATCATGGGTTATCGGCGGCATATGTCATTTCATGTGCTTGGTAGAGAAACGATTCCGGCAATCATTCGTGAAGATATTCATGATGAATTAAAGGCTCGTGTTTTGAATCTTTCTGAAAATCTCAAACGGAAAGACCTTACACTGTGGCAGGAAGCAAAAGCATTATCAGCATTACATGATCTTGGATTAACGGAACAATCAGTATCAGAAGAAATTGGCATGTCTCGTGGATGGGTGCAGGTAAGATTTATGGTTTTGCGATTACCACAGGCTGTGCAGGATGAAGTCAAAGCTGGATTAATTATACAGGCAGATATTCGAGATCTTTATACAGTCTTCAGAAATAATGGTAAAGATGACTGCTTTGAGGCTGTAAGAAAATTGAAAGAGGCAAAGGCTTCCGGACGAAAAATCAATATTAAGAAGGGCAAGCCTATGAGCAAGCGTGTTCGTAGCCGACCAGAAATGTTTGAAATGCAAGAGCATCTGGTTAAGACATTCAAGAAAAATACTGTTGCAACTCGTGTATTGGCATGGTCAGCAGGGGAAATATCAACTTATGAATTTTACATTACCGTTCGGTTATATTGTGAAGAACACAATATACCTTATGTTATTCCACAAGGTGCGGAGGATAATAATGAATATATTTGAAAAATTCAAGAATATGGTGGCTAAATTAATAAAGTCACCACAGGAAATTCACAAGACACTGACAGATTCACAAATCAATCTGCTGCATTGTGCTATGGGTATTGCCACAGAAGCAGGAGAGATTGTTACAATCATTAAAGAGCATACCATATATGGCAAGCCTCTTGATACAGTTGAACTTGTAAAGGAATGTGGCGATGAATTATGGTATCTGCAAGGAGTTCTCAATGAAATTAAAGTATCCATTGAGACCGCCATGGAACATAATATGGTGAAGTTAGCAGAACGTTATGGTCAGAATTATGAATACACTGACCAAAAGGCCACTGATAAGGTTGATCAATCAGGAGAGTGATTAATGAAGAAGATTACAGACTTGCCGGCGCTTAGTAGCGCTTACGACTTAGCTTCAACAGACTTATTTATAGTCGTTGAGGATGCTGTAGGAACACCAATTACTGAGTCTATGACATTAACACAATTGGCAAGTGCATTGTGGCCACGTCATGCAGTAGCAGGAGCCATAACACCTGTAAATGATGATGTATTTACTTTTGGTGATAATTCTGATAGTAATCGTCAAAAGACTGTGACATTCCAGAATTTGGATACAGCGTTTTGGCAAAAAGTAATAGATTTATCGCCAATAACACCCGCCCCTGGAGATTATGTTGTTTTATCAGATGTATCGAATTCAGATGCCCATGCAAAGGCAAGTTTAGCCCAGTGTATGATTAAAGGGTATCCTGTGCTTGCCGATCAAGCAGCAGTAACACCTGTAACCGGAGATATTTTTCCATTCAATGATATATCGGATAGTAATAATCCAAAAGTAGTCACATTAACTGATCTAGCAACTGCTATTAGAAATGAGATGACTAATACTGGTTGGAAATTTATTGACCCAAGTAAATACACCGCTATACCACATGACGATGATGAAATCACGATGTCTGATACTAGCGATATGTTTGTGGGAGCCCCAATAAAATTTACATATAATGGTGACACTCGACGCAATATTATTAGAACAGTTACTACAGATAGTGACATTGAAATTGATGGACCTAATATAGAGTTCTCAAAAGAAATCACTAAACTATATGTTGGTTCAACAGAAAAGATAGGTAGACTCCAATGGGGATTTCCAGGAATATGGGATACAGGCACGGGGGACTATCTTCTTGCAGATACTATGGGGATGGGATATATTCATCTTGGTGCACCTATCTACCCAATTCGTGTTTCTTATAAGACAGGAAAAGCCGACACAGGCACACCAGCAATAGTCGATATGCGGATTAATGGTGCTGATGCAACTAGATCATGGGACGACATGAATCCAACCACGTCTTGGCAAAAGACCGATAGAGGAATTGAGCCTAATAATTTTACACTTGATGATGGAGAATTGCTTGATTTTTATATTACGACACAAGGGACAAATCAAGATGCAGAGGACTTAATTCTTATTCTTGAATACATAAAGGATTAACATGATTACGTTTGACACAGAAACATGTGGGTTACATGGACCGATAACTCTTATTCAATACGCACGGGACGATGGGGAAATCTTTCTTCATAGTGTATGGAATGAGCCTATCAAAGACACCATTGATCTTATACATGATTTCTGTGATGATGCTGATGGTGTGGTGGGATTTAATCTAGCGTTCGACTGGTTCCATATTTGTCAACTTTATACCACTTTGCAATTATTACCAAAGCGCACTGCCACACCGTCAGAGTTTATTAAAGAATATGCCCTAGCCGAGCCGCAAGCGCGTTTCGGCTTGTGTGTAAAACCGAAGTCGGCTATGGATGTTATGCTCCATGCACGAAAAGGCCCATACCAATCTACGATGGATCGTAATGATATTAAAATTAAACGAGTTCCAACCGTATTAGCTTGGCAAATAGCAGCAGAGCTTGATGCTAGAATCCCTTTGAAAGATGTTTACTTTGCAAGACGTAAAGATAGTTCAGTCCGGTGGCAAGTGCAAGATGTGTTTGATGATTTTGGTGACGTGATCCCGGAATTTAAAGACATCGTCTTAAAATTCATGCCTTCGAGCGCACTTAAAGCACTAGCAGCAGATGCACTAGGTATTGATACTGAAAAAATAAAACTATTTGCAGATGTTGAACCTAATTGGAAACCTACAGAACTTGGATATGCACCATTTGCCATGGCCGTCGCCATGTATCATAATGGAGTGCATAAAAAAGAATTTGATGGTCGATGGGAAAATTCTTGGCCTGTGGGTATTACTGGTCACATTAGTCATTGGTCATATAATACACTTGCTCGTAAATATGCAAGTGATGATGTAGATTATACACGTCGCCTATATGAGTATTTTGAAAAGCCTTCGATGGGTGACACTGACTCGATTCTTGCGTGTATGGTTGGTGCTAATAGATGGCGCGGATATGCAATTGATATTCCGAAACTGACGGCCTTAAAAAAGAAAGCACAAAAAGCTATACAAGATTCAAAAATCAATTTTCAATCTGTAGATGTTTGTCGTAAATACCTTTACCAAGTAATGAGCGAAACAGAAAAACTTGTCATGCGTGTAAATGACAAAATAACTACAAAGGCTATTGTTCTTGAAGAAGTATCCAAGTGGGTGGACTCAGAAGTTCATAAAGAGTGTAATGGATTTGGCTGTGATGGTTGTAAAGGGGGACTTATAGATACAGATAAACCGCATCCAGCAGCCATTAGAGCAAGGGAGATTCTTGATGCTCGACATGCTAAAAAAGAAATTGAAAATTACGATAAGCTTATTGTTGCTGGTCGTTTTCATGCCTCTTTTACTATTATTGGCGCTCTTAGCAACCGTATGTCTGGTGGCGGTGGTGGACTCAATGCCCAAGGAATCAAACGAGCGAACTACGTCAGACAATGCTTTCCTCTTGCCGATGAGGGTCTTGTTTTATGTGGTGGAGACTTTGATGGATTTGAAGTATGTATCATGGACGCAGCGTATGGAGACCCGGTCCTACACGCGGAATTAACTAGCGGTAAAAAGATTCATGGATTGTTTGGAATAGAATTATTTCCACATATGACGTATGATGAAATACTAGCAACTAAAGGGCTTGCAGATGAACATGATATTTATACCCGTTCTAAAAATGGGGTATTCGCCATTTGTTATGGTGGCGAAGCATTTACACTCACACACCGTGTAGGTGTTCCAATTGAAGTTGCAGAGGTTGCTTATGCTTCTTGGTGTAAAAAACATCAAGTATGGGGACAAAAACGATTACAGTATGCTAACATGTTTTGTAGTATGCGACAACCTGGGGGTATTGGAACAAACGTTGAATGGCATGAGCCAGCACCTTATATTGAAAGCATGTTTGGCTTTCGTCGTTATTACACCTTAGAAAATCAGATTGTTAAAGCACTTTATGAGCTTGCTACTCATCCGCCAGAAGATTGGGTCAAAAGATATAGAATCAAAGTCATGCGACGGGATCGAGAACAAACTGCAAGTGGAGCTTGTCGCTCTGCACTGTATGCTGCGGCTTTTGCTGTGCAATCATCTAATATGCGTTCCGCTGGGAATCATGTTATTCAATCTACTGGTGCAACTGTTACTAAAGAGCTTCAAGCAAAGATTTGGGAAATCCAACCAACAGGAATACATAGATGGCGTGTGCAGCCTATGAATGTGCATGATGAAATTAATACGCCTACACATCCAGACTATGTAAAGTCGGTTACAAAAATTGTCAAATCATTCATTGAAGGTATGAAGTCTAAGATACCGCTTATTTCAATGACGTGGAAAACTAAACTCAAAACGTGGGCAGACAAATGACATATGAAGAAGAATGTTTCAAAATACATCTTGCTCATGAGGGACAGATGCGTGCATTTATGCACAGTGTTGTTATTGGACTGTTAAGTAAGTCTAATAATAAAATCCCATTGACGAAAGAAGAAATTCTTACGTATGATGAATTAATACGATTCTTTGGTCAAGAAGCAAGAACTCGACGACTAATAGCTGAATCTACTACACAGGAAGCACAAGAAAAACTTGAAAGGGGAAATGCCAATGACAATGATGTTGACAAAGATTCGTGAGAAGCAGCGTCAGAAAGTGCTCCTTTATAGGAGTATTGAACGGCTAATCAATAAACCGATTTTCGGAATCTTGTGGGAAGAATCTGATTTCTTAATACAGTGGATAGTAGCGGATTTTATTAATGACGGTGATAAAGATGAAATAATTAATTGGATTACAAATCATAAGTCACTTAGCTATGAGGATAGAAACATTTCCCACTTGAAAAGTATAGCAAGAAAATTGCAAATTAAAAATTGGTCTCGGTTATCCAAGTATGAGTTAATCCGAGCTATTCAACAAAAGGAGTTAGGTAATGAGAAAACTGGACATGGTGACGGAAATGCTGGAAATGATAAAGGAAATGGAATTTCTAGCTGAAAAAGCCGGGGTTCCCATTAACCGACTAGATATAACCCAAGATGCTATTAAATTTAAATATGATACTATTAGTGACGGTCACCGTTGGGTATTTATGATATATAAAGGTGAATGGCTAGGAGCATCACGGGCCCGTGCATTGTGCACTGAAGATATTTGGAATAGTATGGAAATGTTTGAGGAAGATTTCAAGAATCATCGTGAAGTAAAAATATTAACCAAGGCATTATTGGAATTGAAAAAGGCTCTATGTAGTCGATTACGACCGGACTTATTTAAGAAAGGAAAGAGAAATGTCTGGCTCAAAAAGATACAGAGAAATTCAAAAGCAAAGGAGAAAGCTAAGAGCCGCAAGAAGAAAGAGTAAGTCGCTCCCAGCAATTTGGAAAGCATTGTCAACATTGTCTGGTGGGCAGGAGAATATCACTAAGATTTTAGGTCAGTCCATCATGGTTATGGAAATTCTTATTGAGAAAGGAATTATTACCAATGGCGAAATTGAAGCCAAAGTGCAAGCCTACGCTGCTAAGTATATCGATAATTCGAAAAGTATTTCGAAGAATGGTATTCAACCCGAAAAAAGCAGGTCCGATGAAAGTAATAGCGGATGTAGGAAATCCGGATTACTATCAACGGAGAGCGATGGAAGAAATGAGCCACGTTCTGGCAACTCCACAAAAATCATTAAAGGTAGCGGGTATGACGAAGGCCATACGAATGATGGTTCTAGCAATTGCAACTTTTGAAAAGGATAACTGATGAATTATCGCAAAAAGGGGAAGAACCGACCCGAAGCTAAAATCCAACAGGCCATTAAAGATATGCTAACTCTTAAAGGTTGGTATGTTATGGTTACTCACGGTAATATGTTTCAGTCGGGCTTCCCTGATTTGTATGCAACCCATTCTAAATATGGGGCAAGGTGGATTGAAGTTAAGAATCCAGGTAAATATGCTTTTACACCTGCACAATTAGAACATTTTCCAAAACTAGTTGCAAACGGGACAGGTGTATGGATTTTAATCGGTGGCACAGAAAATGAATACCAGAAATTGTTTAAATCCCCTAACTGGTATCAATATCTTAATATCATGAAATAGGAGAAGTATTATGAGTAAACGCATAGGGGTATTTGTTGATGTTTCAAATTTGTATTATTGTCTTGGTAAGCGATTTAAAAATCATAAGTTGGACTACCAGAAGTATATCGAATTTGTCGAAGATTTAGGAACCATTACACAGTTAATAGCATATGGTGCACAGATTAAGAACAAAGCCGGTAGTTTTATTCATTGTCTTAGGAAGCTTGGATTCAAGACAAAATACAAACAACCTAAAACATTTAATAATCCTGACAAAATAAGACGAAAAGCAGATTGGGATGTTGGAATCGCTATTGATATTGTCCAGCAAATAGACCGTCTTGATATGATTGTTCTTGGAACAGCAGATGGTGATTTAGAACCACTCGTTAAATGGGCAGTTGATAAAGGCGTAGATGTTATCATATTAGCGTGTGGTATCTCACGTGACTTAAAAGAATCAGCTACAGATTATTTTGAGATTATGGGATCTATGCTCGAACAGGAGAGTGATGATGAAATTATTGACTCAAGTGGGTGAAACTTGTATGTTATATTCTGCAGCTATGCTTCTTGATATTACTACCGAAATGGTAATTAAAGAAATAGGTCATGATGGGTCAGAGATTTTGTGGCCAAAAAATGATAAACATCTTGATATGTGTGCTGCATATCATATCCAAGAGATACAAGATATATGCATGGGACGAGGATATGCACTCGCATCTATAGAGGTGTGGCCTATTTACGGTCCGAATATGGATGAGTTTCTAGAAGTATACCATAAACAAAATGACGATTTAACTGTCGAACGATTCTTTAACTGTATTAAAAATCGTAAAGCTTTACTTATACTTGAATGCAATGAAGATACTAAGAATGAAAATCGCACACATGCATGTGCATGGGATGGTAAAAACATATATGATCCAAATGGAAGTATCTACCCACCAGAGGATTTGGAATCAGTTTATGAGGCCGACTGGAATATTAGAGAGGCTTGGATATTAACTAAATTGATTTAAAAATCTGTAATCAAATCAAAATAAAATATCTGAAAATCTTTCCAGAATCCTCTTGCAATTTTCTTGCGTATATGCTATAATGAATTGAGCGAAGTCTGTTCATAATCAAATCATTTAAGGCATCGGATTTTCAAATCGAAATAGGAAAGGAATAAGATGTTTAATCTAGATGAAGCCATCGACCATGCTAATCTTTTACCTTCAAATACAGATGAATGGCAATTGTGGAATACTAAATTACGAGAACGTGGACTGTTACCTGGTGATCGTATTAGCGGTATGGACCCTACTGATTTTGAATCGGCAAGAGTATCGCGCTCTGAGTCAGGTGGTATTATTGTCAAAGCTATATTCTCTGATTTAATTGCTGATGAGCATGGTAAGATATACACACCAGGAATGTGTCTTGTTACTCGTGATTGGTGTTATCGTGGATTAGTTTGCTTCCTAAAGGATTACGATAGTAGTAAGCCAATACACGCAATACGAGTTTTGAAATGTAATAAAAAATCAATTATCGCAATAGCTTGTGATTAAGGAAAGGCATGATGATGGGGGACGCTAAACAAGAAAACATCAAAGGCGTTACAGAAATAATGGTTCAAGATGTTCGTAATGGTCATAAACAAGCAGCAAATCAAATTATCCTACTCCATTTACCAATGGCCAAACGGATTAGCAAATCAATTGCAAGACACCACATGCCAAGTAGAAAACCAGGAATAGAAGGTGCGGGTTTGCTTGGTGTGGTTGTAGCAGTTAAGCGGGCACCAATGGTTATGTATAACAATATTATATCACCATACATAGCCACACATGTCCGCAAAGAAATACAAGAGTTTTTGGAACATGATCATTTAGTTCATATTCCAAGAGGTGAGTTTAAGAAACTAATTGAAAAACATGAGAATATAAACTTTATCCCATTGTATTATAGAAGCACACCTGCATATGTTGATGATTCAGGAGAATATCGTGGTGGAGATTTTGAGCATTTAGCAAAATGTTCAGTTACTCAATACCATGACGATGTTGAAATCGCTGACACACTACAAGCAATAAAAGCAACAGAATACGAGAAGAAAATAGTCATGCTCCGATTAAAGAACTACACACTTGAAGAAATTGGAAATCGTCTTGGAACATCAGCAGTAACAATACACAATTATCTTATTCAATTACAAAAGAAATGGAGACACTGCTCATGCGTCCAATAATCTTTGTTGATATGGATGATGTCATTGTTAATTTTCATGATGCGTGTATGGCAGTTCATGGGAAAACAAAACCAACTCAAGAGGAATGGCCAAAGGGCAATTATGATATGCCCACAGTTCTGAATATAACCAATGCTCAATTCAAGAAACCTCTGAATGAGCTTTTTTATACTGCTTTGCCTATAGCACCATACGCAAAGTTGTTACTCGAAATGCTTGAGACTAAAGGTAATGTATGCATACTCACAAGCCTATACAAATACGATACACCTAAAGGTAAGTTACTATGGCTTAATAACTATTTGCCATGGTATCTTGACCGTAACAAAATCGTCATGGCATATGATAAAAGTTATTGTGCATCACCCCATGCAATACTTATTGATGATTGCGATAATCATGTTAAAGGATTTTTAGAGGCCGGCGGATTAGGTATTACTTTTCCTCAGCCTTGGAATCATAACCATAAAATAGTAAGTGATGGTGCAAAATGTTGTTATGTAATAGAACAAGTTAACTCGATTATTGAATCCATGATAGAATAATCTTCGGTAAGTAGGCAGCAGCGAGCGACAAAGGTATTTGCGAATAACCCAAGTTGCCATGACCTGCTGCCTACTGCCACTATTATAAAAGGAGGTGCAGAATGCGGAAGCGTTAAAAACACGAGTAGCCGGCCAGTGTAGGATGGCGGTCATGCTTGGTGCATGACCGTCGGCCTACCCAACATTAACATTAAGGAAAAGACATGGAATACACTAGAATAACAATAAGCAATGCAAAAGTCATCAAGACGGTAGCCGGTATAGATGCGCCTGATGCAGAACCAACCGTAACATTAGAGATTTTTGGAATCACTAACAATGTGCTGAAGCGAGAAACTTATGAAGATATTCATAAAAAGCTTGGTGACGTAGCTTTTATAGTAGACGAAGCTATTGAGAACGCGTCAATAATCAATTTACTTCGGGGTCGCATTACCAGAAAATGATTAACTTTATAATTGTGTAGCTACGTGGGCGGGAGAAATGCTCCCTATGGCCTACAAAATAGGCAACTAGAATCCGGTAGCTACACAATTATTATTAAATATAAAGGAAAAGACATGAGTAATACAAAATGGGAAAGATATGCAGGTGTAAAGGCTGTTGAGGATTTACGCCGGTTTATTTTTCCTGGCTTCCGAGTAGAAGTGGCAGGATCATTGCGGCGAGAATGTAAGACGATTCATGATATCGATTTAGTAATCATGGGTAATAGCAGGGACATAGCTGCTTGTCTACAAGATGTTCATATTAATCAAATTGGAGATAGACGTATCAGATTCGAGTATCTTAGCATCCCGATTGATGTGTGTTGTGTGTCGTTTGAGTGGGAATGGGACCCAATGCTCTTACATCACACAGGTTCATGTGAGTTCAACATCTTCATGAGGGCAATTGCAAAAGCTAAAGGGTATAAGTTAAATGAGTATGGCCTTGAGGTTAATAAAAATTGTGGTATTACAGCAGAAGAGCATATTTTCAGCGCTCTTGGTGTTAAGTATATTAGACCAATACTTCGATCAGTTCAAAATAGCTTTGCATGGGAGAGAATATCATGAGCAAGGATCTTTTGAATGACATGTTTGATGTTATAGATCGCCAAGTAGCAGAACGTAAAACACGAATAGTGGAATATAATCAAGCATTACGTTCGCCAGATAGTCTATGGCGTGAGCAAGTAGATGGCAAAATCTACACGTTTGGATTCTGGCATATGCCTGGCGGGATAGTAAAATCACCCCGCCATAAGAATGGTTTTCATCCATACGATTATACAATTATTACTGATGATGAAATCAAAATATTAACTAAAGTAGCATACAACACACCCAAGCCACTGAGAGGAGAGGATGATGTCCAAACGTGAATTTCTGATGCTAGCCCATACCTATAAAAAAGGTAAACATAGATTGGGCGGGCACTATATCTCAGAGAAGTGTGATGGTCACCGTATACTGTGGGATGGTGGAATCACTCGGGGGTTATTGAAATATAAGATTCCTTGGGCAAACAACGATAAAGATGAAAGACTCAGAGAGTTTCAAATAGCAACAGGTCTATGGTCACGTTACGGTAATGTGATACACGCACCAGACTGGTGGCTTGATTCCTTACCCAAAATCATGCTGGATGGTGAAGGCTTTACGCGGCGAGGCCCGGGCGGTAGGCAAGAAGCTGCGTCTATCATGAAACAGCATCAACCTGACTTTCGATGGAGAGGGCTTAAATTCAAAGTGTTTGATATGCCGCCATTAGAGACAGTATTTGCTGATGGGTATATCACTGATACGAATTACCAAAAGATGTTTTATAATATTCCGAAGTGGGTAGAAAAACGGATGGCTGAAATCAAATTTGAGTTTGACTACCGGGTTCAACCAACTATCAAATTCTTTACAGTCTATAAGTTGTTACAAAAGTGGCTTAAAGGTAATCAGGTAGCTATTGCTCATAAACAAACACAATTGCCATACCCGCAGGATGAAGCATATGAAAGAGCACTGGAAATATGCACACAGATCACAGACATGAAGGGTGAGGGTTGTATAATTCGTAATCCTGATATGCCTTATACTTGTGAACGTGTTCATCATATGCTGAAACTCAAGCCATACGATGATGCTGAAGGTGTTGTAGTTGGTTACACTACCGGGCGTATGACTGATAAAGGCAGTCGCCTAATGGGTATGATGGGTGCCCTGATTCTTCGACTCAAAGGCGGCATAAGATTAGAAATTAGTGGATTCACAGATCAAGAACGGATATTAACAGGTCAAGCAAATTGGGACAATACCACATTAACAGCAAAAGAATGGGCAGTATGCCACCCCGGTTACGAAGTTCCTAACTCGATAGAGGCATTACATTTCCCGCGCGGGACGTCTGTAACGTTCCGGTATCGTGGTTTATCAGACACCGATATCCCACAAGAGGCGCGTTACTGGAGAAAAAGGGAGAATCTATGAAAGGAACCCTACTAGATTTATTTGGCTGGTTAGGGAATCTATTCGTAAAGGAACTGAATATGGAAGAAGTTCTTATGCAAAAGATACCTATGTGTGACTTTTGCAAAACAACACTGGCGAAATATGATGCGCCAACAGCTCATAATGGTAGCTTTGCATACATGTGTGAAAATTGCGCGCATATCCATAGCACAAAAACCCGGCTCGAATTGGGCAAGTCACTTAAACAACGCACATCTGCAGAGCCTAACTTGGAGGGCCCTATTTATCAAGCGATTGAAAAATCATCAATAGAAGAACGGCTTCTTGGTGACCGTTTTGTTGCGTGTCCACAATGTGGAGAAGAAAGATTTGTAGAACCAGACGCAGACTACGTTTATACTTGTGAAGGGTGTGGCGTAAGAGTGCGTTGCACTGATCCCATGTTTACAGTATAGTAATCCTGTTATTGGGTGAACAGTTTAATAACTGCTCGGGCCGTGTTAGTATTGGGTGGGACTCACGGAGCAGGATTATAGAAAAGGCAATCAGAAAAGGGCGTGAAGAATGTTTACAATAATTAGTAGCTGTGGGGGATACAAAAGAAGTGGTTTTCTTACGAAGGCCGATGCCGAAACATGGAAGCAGACTAACATTCGCGCCTATGCAGCCCAAAAAAGAAAAGCAGAACAGATGCTAGAATCTCTTAATAATAGTATTATTAAAAAGGAGGAAAACGTATGAGGAAGCCGACGTATTTGTCACCTACATCCATTATGCAATGGCAAAAAGATAGAGATGAATTTATAAAAAGCCGTCTCGGAGATGTGAGGCCACCACGATTACCACAAACACAACCAATGTCTATAGGTTCAGCGTTCGATGCTTATGTTAAGAACTATTTAGTTACAAAACTAAGAGGTAAAACGCCTCAGGAATTTGAACTTAAGAACATTATTACGGCACAAGTTGAGCCTCATAATCGTGCATGGGCTATTGTTCATGGAAAGCATGCGTTCGAATCATACAAGTATTCAGGTGCGCTTGCCGACCTGATGCTTGAACTTGACCAGGCTGACGGTGAAGTGCAATTTGAATTCACAGTTGAAAATCGTGTTGTGCATGAAAGTTGCGTCGGGGGTGTGCCCCTACTTGGCAAACCTGATACATTCTTTAAGACTCTCAAAGGTGCTCATGCTATTCTTGATTACAAGGTGAATGGCTATTGTTCTGCATCAAACACCAGTCCTGCAAAAGGCTACATGAAGATACGGGATGGATGGACACAAGATGTAGCACCACCATCACGCGGTGTTGGCAATATGCATAAAGATTGCCAACCAATGATGCATGACGGTTTGACTATCAACATCGGACACAACTTTGAAGACGTTAATCGTGATTTCGCAATTCAGTTGTGTATTTATGCTTGGGTCTTGGGCGAGCCTGTTGGTTCAGACTTTGTGATAGGAATCGAGCAGCTTGTGTGTAAGGGTAATCCAAAATCAGGATTTCCACTTATTCGTGTTGCATCACATAGGGGTATGGTTTCCAAGCAATTCCAATTCGATCTGTATAAACAGATTCATGAAATTTGGTATGCAATTCAAAATGACCACATCTTTAGTGATGTTAGTAAACAAGAGTCACAGGATCAAGTTGGTTTTCTATTGGATTCTAACAATGCATTCAAACCTGACAGTGACGACCCGAAAGAAAAATGGTTCATTGATACTTTTAGACAACATCAATGGTAGAAAGGGGTGACTTTTGAAGAAGTCTATTTGCAAAGTAGCTCATGATGAATTCATAAAAGAAATGTTTGACAATCCAAGACATAAGATTTTTTGTGGCCGTTTAGTGAAATCTTCACATAGTAAAATTACTAATTGGCTCAGTAAAAGGAAAAAAAGAAAATAGTTATTGGTATCTCTAGCGCAAATGGCGGAATAGGCATACGCAACGGACTTAAAATCCGTTGATCTTTAGATCATGAGGGTTCGAGTCCCTCTTTGCGCACCACTATTTGGAGAAAAGAAAATGATTATTGACATCACACTTGCTGAAACACGAATATTCGAAGCTATAATTAAATTTGATACAGATGAGGACGCCATGTCATTTGGTGAAGTTGCCTCATTATGGAAAGGTGAATTTGAATACTTGTTCACGGATCAAAAAACAGTGTGTCTTAATATCGAAGCTTCTAATGAATTAGATGCAGCAGAGCGTCTGACCACTAGCATAAAAGGGGGAGGCTTTGAAATCAGAGAATGAGAAGAATATTCATTTTACGATGGTGAATTAGGTATCTCTTGGAAGGAGAATGCAATGGAATTCATAGTAGATGATGTTATTGAAATTAATGACAATGGCACCCTAGGATTCCTCTTGGATATTAACACCAACTCATTAGCACATCATACTATTGAAGGTGGACTTTATGAGGTCTCGATGATAGCGAAAGGTGTGGTAACATTATTCCCCGTCAAGGAAAATATTCTCCTAGTGGATAGGACGGATATAGTGGCCACGATACCACTTCCTGACGACCGCATCATTATCGCTGGCATCAATGATTTGTCAATCCTCAAAATATTTCGTGCTGAGTCGGAAGCTCATGAATGGAAGCAAGTGTATCCTGAACCAAAGCGTTACGTTCGTTGTGGCAGGGGTATGATGGTCTATGAAGTTATTAGAGTCTCAGGTGATAAAACAAGAGTTAAGACAGTGACAAATGGCAGAAGGTATTGGCTTGATAATGCTTCAATCGTTGAACATGTTCAGCCAAAGACGATTTCTGGAATCGAAAACAACAATTGGATTATTCCAAAGATGTTTGGTGGGGAAGGTCTGTGGTTCACAAAATAATTTACCATTTTTACAAGAAGGAGTATACGATGAGGAAAACTAACTTTATTGAAGCTAAGAGTTGTATGGATGCCATTAGTAAAGTAATGGCAAAACATCTTGAAGATGATTCCACAACAAAAATAATAAGCGTCAATCATCAAGGAACAGTATTCGTCGATTAATTCACCGGTAAAGGAGGTAGGATGCTACTTCTGTTTTGGATTGACTATCCGGTTGCAACCAGACCAGCGGTCACTGGACTGGCCATAGTCATGGAAAACGTCAATCCCGAGTCAATCTTAGAGAGCCAACCTAATGAGAAAAAGTCAGTGATGCTACGGCTCAAACCATGTAGCACCACGAGGGGGTTTGGCTGACTTTAGCGGGGTGACCGCCCCGTAAAAAAAATAATGTATACTGCGTATGAGGAGTTGTCGGTGGGTAATGAGTTGCTAACGAAGTTGACAACTCCTCAGTTTTAATTAATGTTGACATCTAAGACAAGGAGTGCTAATGAGACATGGCCTAATGGTATTTGATTGGAACACCAAAAGTTCCAATATAGATAAATTTTTTATGTGTGCTTATCGACGATTAGTTAAAACAGGCGTGTTGTGGTTACGAGTTCAACCAAAATATGGATTTGTAATCGTTGCACTCAAGCACTCTAAGAATTATCTAATAGCAACTGACAAACCCTTATTCTGTTTCAAGGCACCTAAGACTATTATACCTACACTTGTTCATGAGCAGAATGACATAGACCCATACACAGCAAGTATGATTTGTGAAATCTTCCGGCGGCTATTCAAAAATGGCTACACACCCTTCTTTAATTTTAACACAGGGAGACCCTGCTGATGGGCGTAATTGAGATAATCAATTACAATTACACAACGTGGGAATTGACTATTGTATACGGTAGTAGCCGCCAATATGTTTATCAGCGGGTGTCACTGTATTGGTATAGGAAATTGCGCTATTGGTGCGAAAAACAAAACTTTCGTGCTGTAGCTAACTTCTTACATGAATTAGCCATTTGTAATCAAACAGAGGTGAAAATATAATGCGGAAATTAATTTTGATGCTTGTAAGTGCATTAGTAATAGGGTGCAATGATGTGGTTCTTGAACCTGTAGGAAAATCACCCGTAAAGATTCTTGTGTGTGGTGGCATGAACCTGAGGCTGGGTGATATTCAAAAAAGTTGGCCCGGTGGAGAATTACAATGTTTACGTGCCATGAATACTGATTTGAAAATCATGGGCGCCACACATAGAACTGTAGGTGATAAAACAGTATTGATTGAAATCATTGAAATGCATAAAGTAGGACTACGTGCGGTTCCATTCTTAATACATTGGTCCTATGGAGAAACTTTAGATAATGTTGTTCATAATATGAATAGGTCATGGGCATGGGTAGATGGATTACGAGCAGTTGGGCTACTTGATGATATTGATATGATTTGGGTAGCAGATGATGTCAAAGACGATGGACGCGGTTCAAATCAAGGACCAAGGATGCGGGCACACTTAAAGAAACTAATGCCTAATATTTCTTTAATGGTTAGCCCGACTTCTGGTTCAAGTGCCACCTATGGGGAAACGATGCTGGAACCTAAGCCTGATATTGTGCTACGGCAAATCTACCCATTTCATGCACACTATAATCCAGACCACAAGGTGGATGAAGAACAATATGAGGCTTTTGTTTCTGCTCTGCTTACAGCGTCTCGCCCTCAAGATGGATTCTGGTTTCCTGCTTTTGGACACCCTAATTGGAATGAGGATTTATCAGAACTCTCATGGGGTCACTGTTACTATGCACCACCACCAGGCCGATTGTATAAACTATTGCGCCGTGTATGGGATGAGGGTCACCGTGGCCCATATGGACTCTTTGTCTTGAATTGGGAAAATGATTCCCACATCGGATTATATGATCGGAAGATGCTTCTTGAACAACACAATTGGAAAGAAGCAAGAACATACCTATGGTATGAAGTTCAGAAATTTGTTCAGGAGATTATCCTTGAAACATTAAAAGAATAAACATAAATGGTCTATTGTTGAGATCTCGAAGTATATTCAAGAAGCAACATGTATGGCCAAAATCTAGGAGGAAATCAGATGAGTGAGAAAAACATGAAAATAGAAATAAGCACAACATTTTTCATCTTAGCACTTATCATAATTATAATAATAACCTCTGCATTGGGTCATTATTATCTTTCTACTGTCCGATATTCTGAACCAAAAGAACGACCACTGACTGAAAGTGAACTAGCAGACTGGAACAAATTGCAAGCTGAAAAACTATATGAAAAATTAAAAGACGAACATGGGTGGGAATAAGCATAAAAATTTATTTTGATTAGGAGAATCGGGTGAATAATTATACTGTGACATTCTACAGCACAGGTATCGGACAACGACATATTGTGGTCAAGGCTTTCAATGCTGAAGATGCTAAAATTAAAGCACGTAAAGCATTAGAAGAAACTTATGGTCAGGAGAAAGCAGGACTATGGCTAATTTCAAAAATAAAGACTGGAATCCGTCTGCCACCCGATTCGAAATTTCAAAAGTTGCATTTCCAAGAGATAGATGGCAAATCCGGATGAAAGCTTCATTTGCACGTTATTCTGTGCAAATAGGTCAAGTAACAGGCAGTCCGGAATTAGCTGTTGGTGAATTAACAAGATTCCTGCGGTATCTGATACAATCTGAACAGTATGCTGGCAACCGATTCAAACATCAGTTCTATTATTTTCGTGTGACCATGTGTAGTGATGCTAAATTTAATGGTCATGAACGCTTCTGGATACAAATAGAGCGCGGCAAACGCAATAGGAGTAAGACATGATTTTCAAAATCTGTAAGTCTTGTGCCGAGCAGCTTGGTGGCAGTTATTTAACAAAAGTTAAGCACAATTGGACTTGGGGGTGGTGTGAAGTGTGCGGACACAGGAAGCAAGTTATTAATCCGATTCACTACCAATGGCCCAAAAGGAAAATTACCAAAGGAATTAGTATGAAGAAACCAATAACCCCAAAACATTCTCCAAGAAGATGTCGATAATTGCAGAATGCAATGATATAGAACATCGACATGTTGTGGCAGATGAATTAATGTGTGAACTATTAACAACACTTGGCTATACAGCAGGTGTCAAGAAATTTAAACGTATGGAAATTTACTACGCTTAAGGAGAATATTATAATGCCGCTATAAACTTATAATCAGTCCGCTAACTATTAGTTTTGAGTTTTGGAAGGGGGAAGTAAAGAAATGACTGTCATTGAACTTTGGGCTCATTACTTCAAATATCATGATAATAGGTCTTTTAATGACCTAATTAAAATATACCTTGCTGCGGGCGTGAGGTTTGTTTGTAGTAAAATCGAAGGACCGATTAGAGATTACAATTGGATAGAGTCAAAAGTCCTACAAGGTGTTCAGAGGGCGGTTAAGACTTATGATCCAAAAATGTCGCCTAATTTTAAGTCCTGGCTAGTAACTGTGCTTTGGTATATTCCAGTTAAATATTTTCAAAGAGGAGAGTATACAGCACGACCTAAACATTTAGCTTTAAGTGAATATCTTAATGACGAACACACTGATATAGTGGATGCTATAGATAATCATTCACCTGCTGATGCTATGTTAAGGGCAGAATTCTGGTTTCATATTAAACAATATTTAAGTCCTGTAGAATGGGTAGTTATAAAATGGTATTACCAAGAAGGTATATCAATGCCCACAATTGGAAAATTCTTTAATTTTTCAAGTCAAGCTGCTTTATTCCGTATGAAAAAAGCCTTAGCAAAACTCAAGAGGCGATTACATATAACGGAAGTCCCTTCAACTAATTTTAGTGAACGGATTAGGGTAAGAACAAGTATTCCACCATCAATAGTGGCAAGGAGAAAGTAATGACACGACCAACGTGGGATGAATATTTCATAAATATGGTGAAATTAATTTCAACACGTAGCAAGGATGAGAATACTAAAATTGGATGTGTAATCGTCGGGCCTCATCATGAAGTGCGTTCAACAGGATATAATGGATTTCCACGGGGTATTAATGACAATGATCCCGAAAGACAGAGACGCCCGCAAAAGTATTATTACTTCGAGCATGCTGAGCGTAATGCAATCTACAATGCAGTGCGGCATGGTGTTGCTCTTGAAGGTTGTATACTATATTGTAAAGCAATGCCATGTGCTGACTGTGCTCGTGGGATTATCCAATCAGGTATTTTACAAGTGGTGCTTTCAACTTTTCAATTGGAGGGGCGGTGGGGTGATAGTTGTCAAGCAGGCTGGACAATGATGTGTGAATCAGGTATCATTGTTAGGTATATCGGGGAGAATACTGATGAGTCGGTCTAAGAAAGATTATCATGCTTGCAATAAAATGCGTAATCCTAATAAAGGGCGGAATCGTGAGCGTAAAAAAGTTAAACGCAGATTACGGGGATCGCTATGAAAAAAAAACTATTAAAATCTTCGAATGGCATTGTGCGAGAAGTAAGTGGCCCACAAAGTGAGATTAAGAACACAAACCTGTTAAAGCTATACGGTATACGGCAAGACTCAAGTGTGTTATTGCCAAGTGGCTAAAAGCAAGAGGTTGCTTTTATGCCTTTAGAAAAGGAAGATTGTTTATCGATACTAATACTAGCTACCGTGAACTTGTGGAAGAGGGCGAATGGATAGTTAAGCAACCTTTTGATCGTTGGCAGATAATAACTAACGCCGTATTTCGAAAAATATATGATGGGCCAATCTATACTAAGAAAGGATAGTCATGAACGGCGTAAAACTTCTTACTGATAATTTGAGGGCTTGGGGTGGTTTTCAATATGAGTTTGGTAAAACTTATACAATACCTCGAGCAGAACAATGGGAAACTAGACTATTATGTTCTAGTGGATGGTATCATTTTTATGATTCCATCATCAAGTCAATACTATTCAATGGTGGTGATGATCCACATTTTCAACGTTTGTTTCGTGTGGCTACTGGGGGTATTCACAGGACTAGTATACTGAGACTTGGTGTTATTGAAAAAGTAGGCTGCACCAGGATAAGATTAGTAGAAGAACTCCCAATCATTAGTCAAAGTATGTTTGAGATAGTTCAAACGATTCTAAGAATCAAATTCTTTAAGTATTTTAGTGGATGTCAGCAAGTAGTAAGGGCTGTTAAGTGGCCAATTACTTTGAAAAAGTTAGATGCTGTTAAAGTATTTGGCTATACTTCTAGGTATACTTGGCCTGAAATGATTGCACGCATGTTCCACTCTATCTACAAGAATCAAGATTACCTTGCACGTTGTGCTTTTTCAGATATCTGTTTTCAGTGGTGTAAATTAGGTCTACCACTAAGTGCCTTTTCAAGAGTCTTGCGTCGGGTGTGTGGTGATGCATGGCCTAAAGAATATGATACTAATTACAAATATCTATATCAGGGAAATTGTTATGAGTATAGTTAATAAATACGGGGTAAAAGTTGTATTGCCAAAAGTTGATATTGAAAGGCCAATAGCTCTTAGAGAATTTCGTTCTTGGGGTATGAAACTTTTGTATTATCGTGTTGGTCTTAGTCTTAATGATATTGGTAAGATTTTTGGAATCGGACATCAAGCTGTTAGTTACCATATCAATAAATTAAAGGAAAACTGATGGCAAAAATCAACACAGTAAATAGTCAAGGTGTAGGTCTACATGGTATTGAAGTTGTAATCATGATACCTAAATCAAAAGAGGAAGCCTTACGGCATGCGGCTTATCTGGTAGCGATAGCCAGCATGATTAATGATAAGTGCCCAACATTCGAAGATATATTGGAGGCGGTTGAAAACAATACTCTTAGGACCAATATTCAAATCACAGGGTGAATACACATGGAAAGAAATGAATGCTGAAGGAGAAACTGGATTTGCTGATTTGTGTAGTAATCCCACTGAAGCTAATTCTGTTCGTCGAAACATAGCACGATTGTATGGCGGCTTATGAAAGGAAATGATTTCGATCGGTTTGTTAAATTCTATAAGCTGATTAAGAAACATGTAGGAGAATGTTATGAATCGTAATTGTGGGCGTCTTGTGCCTCAGTATATTCTGAGGGTAAATGGTATACATTTACCACAATCTAATTCAAAAGGGCCCGGTTTAAGTGTGAGGTGTGTTGCGTGTTGCGTGTTGCGTGTTGCGTGTTGCGTGTTGCGTGTTGCGTGTTGCGTGTTGCGTGTTGCGTGTTGCGTGTTGCGTGTTGCGTGTTGCGTGAGCAACGTTTACGAATAGTAAATATTGGAGTAATATACTAGTATTTCAAGTAAAAGCAAAGACTCTAAAAGGCGATTGGTTGGATGCAACCAAGGATGTTGATTTTATGCGTTGTGATGTTTAAAATCAATGGAATTTCAATAGTCCGAGGCATGATTCTAAAAAATGGACAAAAAAAGTTGTGTGTTTTAATAGTATCGCCTAACTAGTTTACTAACTAGCCGGGGGCCATGTTTAGGCTCCATATTTTCTTATTATCTTTTTTCATTTGATGATGTTTAAAGTGAGATTAAGATAGTTAGTGATGTAGTCAGTTGCCGAGAAATTGAAATCATGAATGGTGATTTGATGCAACTAATCAATACCTGCCATAATGGCAGTCGGCTTATGTCTTGACTGCAGTCATTAATTAGTAGCCATATAAATTTAATAAGACCATTGATTGTAATAATCAGCATTTTGATGGTATACCATCGAAATTAAATAAGTCTACTGGATTAAACAAGTCTATTGGATTAAACAAGTCTACTGGGTGTTGTGTGTTGCGTGTTGCGTGTTGCGTGTTGCGTGTTGCGTGTTGCGTGTTGCGTGTTGCGTGTTGCGTGTTGCGTGTTGCGTGTTGCGTGTTGCGTGTTGCGTGTTGCGTGTTGCGTTTGCGTGTTGCGTGTTGCGTGTTGCGTGTTGCGTGTTGCGTGTTGCGTGTTGCGTGTTGCGTGTTGCGTGTTTACAAGGATTGTCATTTTGGCAGGATTATGGTCTCTCAGTCAACCTGCCATTTTGGCAGTCTACTTATACCTCAACTGCCATTATGGCAGCCTCTAAAAGTAGTATGATTTTATTAATCTAATACAACCCTTAAGGAGTTTTGTGGGTGACCTCGCCTTATTGCAAATCGCCACTTTGAGGTTTAATCAACACACCTTGCACAACACACCTTGCACAACACACCTTGCACAACACACCTTGCACAACACACCTTGCACAACACACCTTGCACAACACACCTTGCACAACACACCTTGCACAACCTTGCACAACACCTTGCACAACACACTTAAAGTGATTTCGGAAATCGTCATGCGGCAAGCGTTTTATACAAGCGGCAAGCGTGTTGTGTGTTGATTAATAATCAAGATTGTGAATCGGAAAGTGTTGACACAATTCCCCATATGTAATCTCACCAGATGCAACAACAACACGCGGGACATTTGCTACTCGGTTGCTTGGTCGATAAGGTAGATTCCGAGATCGTTCAGTTGCTCATTGGTGGAATCCATGAAAGATTTATGTTTCACCTCTACTTGAATATCGAAATCAGTAGGCATTACCTCAACAACATAACCTTCGTTAACAGCAACTTGCACCAGAGCAAGTCCTTCGGTATCCCAATCAGGATTTGGGACATTGATTAAGAACGTGCGCTCCTTGTTTTCAACTATTCCTACTTTTGAAACAAACATGATTTAAATCTCCTAATACCCATTTGTCATTCGACTCTCATGATAAACAGATGCACGACATTCTCCTTTCAGAAAAGCGAGGATGGTCGGCCCCGTAGCCGGCCTTTAACATTTCGGTCGTGGGTCATTCCGACCACCCTCTGGATTGATTTTCGTATCCATGACCCGCATTGCCGCCTTGTCACCATTTCATAGTCTCACGATGAGACTACTTCTTTGCAGGTGCCGGCGAGATTACAGCTTCCACAGCGGCATTGAGTTCCTCACGAACCTCGATGAGGGGATTCAAGCTTTCCAGCTTGTCCTCCAGGACGGCAGTCAACACCTGCGCGACGAGCTTGATCGGGAACTGCTTTGCGCAGGTCACGATTTTGCTCTTGGCAGCCATTTTCTGCTCGTTCTTCTTCTCTTTCGGATTCTTGAGGTAGGCGTCCACTGCTTTCGCCTCGGCTCCTTCTTCCTGCAGCTTGCGCATTTTCTCCTTGTCAAGGGGACCGAAGTCCAGTTCGCCCTTGACGACTCGCTCAATCACCTTGAGCGAATTGTGGTTGCGGTCAAGCTGGCACAGAGCGTAGAGCTTCTGCCCGGTTCCATCCTTGAACACGTAGCGCATTCTTGACTGCGTGCAACCCTCGAAGAACATCTTCTGAGCTGCTGACACGCGATCGACATTGGAGAGCGCACGTGTGCCATAATTCTTGTGCGTATTCTCCACAATACAGTCCTCGAAGCGTTCCAGCTCATTCTCATACGTCTTGAGCAGGTAGGGGATTTCAGCAATCGCTGTCAGCCCCAGCTTGCGACGAACCGCATTGACTTCGGGAAGAAGCAGCATTCTGCGGAAACCAAAGACCTGGCCATACTCAGGTGATTTGACCTTGCCCTTGGCATTGCAGAACAAATCTTCCCACTCACGAAGACAGTCTGAAGCAGACACAGTTATCTGCTTCCCTTCGTGGGCTACCGCGACATCATCAGTTGCAGCCTTGAGACCGGCGTGAATGGTTTCACGCTCCTTGACGCCTTGTGCACTTTGCTCTTTCGACAACTTATAGATTCCGATAAGACCAAGATTCGGATTCCAG